ATCATTATCAGACAGGTAATTGGGACCATACTCGTAAATATTACGAAGAAGATGGTACTGAAGAACTTGAATGATGTAAGTATTTATATAGTTCCATTATGTGATGATAATATTACGTGGAGAGATTTAACTGTAGAAAGTGGATTTATAAATGCTTTTACATCTGATAAAAATAGACCTTTTCTAGAAGATAAGGTCTTTCTTGTTTATGATAGTAGTGTAAACACTATTGAGTCTCTTGAAACACACTGTAAATTATCCAGGTTAGACTCTTACTATAATAAACGGTATATAACTATTAACAAAAGACATTATACTGTTTATTGTCTGAGTAATCCTAAGTATAATAAAGATATTAAACGTCTTCGTAATAATGGTAAACCTTCTACTCTAGATGCCATGCTAGAGATTAATAGATTTTGGCAAGGTATAAAAGTGCCAGAATTAGAAAGAAGGTTATTCTATAGCTGGTATAGATTTGGTGACTCTATAGAAGCAGAATTACCAGAAGAAGACTACTATAGTTATGAAGATATTGGTGAGTCTTTATAACTAAAAAGCCTACTGATTTAATAGTCAGTAGGCTTATCTTTTTATTAGTGCATTTAAACTAATTGAGAATTGATATAGAAACTTTAGAAGTTCATTAATTGATTCTGTAGGTAATTACGTTTTGATTTAGGATCTTGAGCTTCTACAATACTCTTAAACGGCGTTACTTTGATAATATTCTTAAGTATTACGGGCATGCCCTTATATACTCCTCTATCTATTATAGTAAATGGAGTTCTATCTCCAATATATGAAGCAGGATTAATCAAGTTTATGAAACTACTAATATTATCAAACCAATTGAAAGCTGCTGTTGGAGATTTAATTAAAGCCATAAATTCAAAAGGATTATACATAGTACGGAATTCAAATGCTGAACGCATAGCTAAATAAGTTATTGACTATGTTAACCAAGTATCATAATCATCATCACCATCAACTACACTAGCTATAACGAGAGCTACTGCTGTAGATGCAGTAATAAGGACTAATTCGTTTAGTACCCTTCTAACAGCATATTGTTCATATTCCTACATATTATTATAATCAGCTAATAACTATTTAATAGCAAAATGTCTATTAGCAATTACGTTCTTTAAAAATCTACCTGTAGATCTATAGTAACCCTCCTCTATAGTTTGTAAATCTAAATTATACTGTTTAGGTTTGAATCTATCATGTAATGCGGAAATCATAAAGTTACGATGTAATACTAAGTATGAGGCCATAGCATTGGCATGTACAGCTGCTTTATCAACTTCTCGAATAGTACCATCTATTCGTTTACTTATGATTTCTATTCTATTACGTACATCATTTAGTAATTTATCTGTGATTAAAGGTTTATATTTATCATCTACCACTACATCGCCATTTGGAAGTTCTATATATGCATCATATAAAGTAGTAGTAAGCTATTTAAATTCTACTGCTCCTTTCTTTCTATCATTAGAGTAGAATTTATCTATATACTATTGCTTTGACATAAAACCTTCATTATCAACCAAACGATAATTATGATAGATACTTAATAAAGTATGACTTTTAACAGTGTAATCAGACTACGTATATCCAGCAAACCAAAAATTTTGATTAATAGAACGTAATACCTAACTCTAGTCTAATCTATCAAATAACTCTTTGTTATCTTTTACTACCTAATTAAGCATAAGTAAATAAGGTAATCTACCTTTAGGATTAGGATTACCTATGTTCTACATCATGTTAGGTAGTTCTCTAGCAAATTCAGATCTAGCAAAGTTTAAATCTTCTAAATCAAAATACCTACCCATCTTAGCTTCTAAAGTAGTATAAGTAGCATCAGTAAAGAAAGAAGTACCTATAGACCATAAGTTACCAGATAGGTTTACTTTAGTAACAAATCCTCTAACAATATCTAAAGCTTTACCAAAGTTAATATCATAACCTAACACATTACCCTCAATAGGAGTTTTATTTCTACCATACATCAATCTATCTACTAATAACTATGACTATTTATATACATTAGTAGATCCAGGTCCTTTTAATTCTTTAGAGGTTCTTATAGATAACTATTTTAGTAAATTGAGCATTAATTCTACTTCATCTTGTTTAGCTGACATATTTTTATAATTAGCAGCCATATTGTAGAACTGTACTACAGCAGATACAGCATCCGTAGATATACTATTTGTATCTTCTAAAGGAGTAATAAATCTAGTAGGTATTACTTTAATAGGATCTCCATTAGGCATAGTAGAAAACTCTTTAACAAAATCTAAATCATCTTCTTTTGTTATAGCAAAATCTTCTACGGCATATTTTAACTTATTTAATATTCCATCTTTACGATTCAATACCTACATAAACCTAGCCTCTATTTGCGGCATCATATTTTCATTACTATTAGCAAGGAATGATATGAAACTCATAGCCTCATTCATTATATTAGTAATTTCATTATATAATTCCTTTACTTCTGGTTTATTCATTACTTCGTTATAAGCCTTACTATTATCATAATATTTCTTGTTAGGCTAAATAGCAGGTCCGTTCTCATCAAATTCAGGATTATACCACTCTGAAGATTCCAGTATTTTAGAGTATTTACTAGATGGTACTGTTTCTGTATACTACTGAGCAAATTCAGGTAGTGGTCTAAGCTCTGTATAATATGAAGCTGGATGCATAAATCCTCTTACATCTTCATAATGATTGTTATTAAACCATTCATTATATGCTTGGACGCCTGCATTTCTAGCCTATTCCATATCATGATAATACTATTCTGTATTTACTATTTCTGCAAAATTTGAGAATTTATCAGCTCCTTCTGTTTTTTGAGTAGCAGTATATGCATTTGCTATATCTTGATCTAACTATAATAAGCTTCTTTTCTCATCATCGCTTAATGAATTAATGTCAATCTTATTGGTATGAGGATCCTTATATAAATTTTGTAATTGTCTTCTCCTATTACGCAGTTTCTAATAAGTACTTTCGGGATCTTTGTTAGCAGAATCAGATTCTAGGTTAGCTATTCTGTCATAGAAATCTTGAGTATACCTAGTTACAGTATTTCTTTGTTTCCATAACTATACTTCAGCGGTTTCACCTCCATATCTTTCTATTACTTTAGCTAAATCCTTTTCATACTTATCCTTATCAATATCATATTTAATATGTTTATTTACTTCTTCATGAAAAGCAGTTAATTCATCTGCTATTACTCTATCTATTCCAGTTTTTTCACTACCGTCTATATTAAATATATTAGATAGTAATCTTTTTTGTTTACGTAAAGATTCTAGCTATTTGTATTCTGCTTCTGTAAGTAGGTTTTCATACTATATACAGTTAATAGTCATAGATTGTGTAATACCATCTATCATACTTTGGATCTCTCTTTCAGCATCTCTAGTCTTCATAGACAGCATCTTATTTCTAAGAATATAATATTCAGCTTTGTATCTCCTTTGAGCTCTATCTGCATACCACTTAGTTAGTTCATCAAACCACTTCTTTTGTATATCTTCATTTTGCGGTAACACATACATGTTATTATTGTCTTTAGATATACCTAATTTTTCAGCTAATTTATCCATGAACTATCTCTGGTCACGCTTTAATTGACCATTATTCAGTGGGGATACCTTATTACCAGAGTATGTACCATCGTCTAATTTTTCATATAATAACTTCTGCACATCGTTGCCATATTTTTCTTTAGCAGCATTTACTAATTTAACTAATTTAATGCCAACCTCCATAGTCTCTCTATCTGTAGCATTTTTAGTATCATTAAGTAGTTTAGCTATAATCTGTTGTACAGCATTATTGCTATTACTAGACATACCGAACCAATCCATAAATAAACTAGAATCATGTTTAGGATCATCTAACCAATTGATAGTATCCTATATCATATTCTGTGGCATACCTAATTCTGTAAGATACTGCTGTAACATACTATAACCCTTAGATTTAAGTACATTTATAAACTTATTATTAACACTATCTATTTGTTGCGATAATGTATTAGCTAATTCTTTTATAGTATCATAATTAGGTTTATCTTTAAATATATCAGTAGTATCGAATAAATATATTATATCATCCATAAGAGGCTTATAGAAGCCAATATAATCATTAGATAACTATCTAATCTGTTTAGCACTAATATTCTTTGTAGGTTTACTTAAGAATTTAATACTATCGTTTATAGATTCATCAATATGTTGTAAGAATTGATATATGCCTTCTTCTGTTTCAGAGTTAGCCAACTACTGTATTACAGTCTATAGCTGATTCCATACTTTAGGATTCTTAACAGTGTATCTTTTAATAGAGTTTAATCTATCCTTTAAACCTTTCTATATTTTTTCATATAATTTGGTTACTTCATTAATTACTCTCATATCCTCTTGAGGTATTGGAGTAAAGTCTTCTGGATTATATGTTACGCTAGGGGAAGATATTACATCTGAAATAATGGGCTCCTTGTTAGCGTCTAAATCTTTGCCGTTTGACCATGTTTTATATGATGTAGAAAATATCATTACTTTAGCTTTTATAGCTGCTTCTCTATTATCATCAAAATGATCTAATAAATCCTAAAACAGTATAGAAGGCTCCCCATTTGGAGCCTTATCTATACCATGACCATTATTCAAATCCCAGACAGTATATGCAACTTCTGGTACAACTCTTTCTAGTTCCTTCCATTCTGGAAGATTTTTATTTGGACATTTATACATATTATCTGGAATTATAAATTACATATGAATTTTCTTAACGCTTCCTCAAGTTTATCTTGAGTATTAACATTATCTCTTGCCATCTACTGCGCGAATTCATTTAAATAGGTCTGCCTTTCATCAGCTGTTAGATCTTCTAACGTATCTAATACTTCAGATATTCTTTTATTACCTTGATCATACAACGCCATTAAATCTACACCAGTAAGTTCCCTGTTGAAGTTAAGAGGAATATAGTTTTTACCAGATTTTTTGTATTCCTCTATAGGAATAATAGACGGATGAGTATCTATAGTAAGATCATACGTACTGGTTTCTGTATAAATGCCTTTATATAGTTTATCACTCTCGTGCATACTTATTATTCTTGCGGGAAGCATACTACCATTTAAACGGAAATTAATTGGTTTACCTTTTCCTTCTTTTCCGCCTATTGCATTGTACAATTCGGAAGCAATAAATTCTGGTATATTTATGGTTATTCTAGCAATTTGATCATCTGGCTTATCGTTTAATTGTTCCTAAACATCATCAATAAACTTCTAAGTAAGAGAACGATTGAAACTAAAGGACTGTATATTTTCTCTATACCATCTCTATGCAGTTCTAGTAGAATTCCAGTCATTATACATTTCGGTATTAAAATTGTCGATCAACGTATTCAAACTATCTATAAGATTATCCTCTATTGTAGAACTGTTCCCTATATGAAATTTATTAAACAGTTTCAATATAATTTTTTTAACGCTATCTATAATATTATTTAATAGATTGTTTCTACGAAGTACTTCTCTAAATCTTGGATTCGCTAATTCTGCGATCATCTCCTTTTCACTAGAGAGCCCATAATATAAATCTTCATTTGGCAATACTTCATCACCAAACATTATATAGTTCTATTTTTCGTTGTTTAACAATGTTTTGTAAGATGCTTTTATTATATTTACGGCATCCTGAACCTCTTTAGGCATACTTTCAACATTATCAATAGCATAACTACTTACTACATGAATATACTCATGCGATAACAATTGATGCAGTGACATTCCGTTCTACTTTAGTAAAGATTCATAATTCTTACTCAACTATATACTATTGTTGTCAGAATTATATTGTGCAATAGTTGAACTACCAGCAAGCTCTCTCTAATCTACAAGGACTACCTATATACCTAATTTGTTTATTAAATCAAACAATTTTGAAGATACTTCATCAAAATTCAATTTTTTAATATCGTTAGGTAGGTTCTCAATTCTGAATGTATTTTCATATACATCTCTAATAGCTTCAATACCATTTTGATTTATATTACGTGTACCTATACCTGCAAAATTAGGAGTAAGCGTAGGAGTACCTATTTCAACCCAATCTTCATCTACTTTAGTATACCACTTATTACGTTCTTGATCAAATACATAAACTGGCTTATTAACATCTATAGCCATCTATACTGCCCAGCCAGTACCTCCGTCAACTACATTATTCTTTAGTTGCCCTATCGCAAAAACAGCATCAGAATTTTCAACCTATATCCAATTGCGAGCTAATAAATTCATATATTTGTCAGGTCTTCTATGAAGTGTTTCATTTGCTTTATATACATGCTATTTTCCTCTTTCAAACTGTTCTTCAGTTATCTCTATATTACCATTGGGAGTTTTGGCTCCGTGATAATAGTGATTAGATACTACTCCATATTCTTCTCCTATTTCACCCCACATAGTATCTGAACCTATGGCACCTCCAGAATGATTGACGTAAGTAGTAACAGCGTTTTCAGTATCATTATCATCAGCTTCTTCAAGTACAACGCCTTCAACACTATCGTCAGTATCATCTTGTTCGTACTCAAATATTCTATCCTGTTCAGCTATAGCATAATTCATGCCAGAATATGATGGTAATTCTCCAATATGGTGCATATATGCTTTATCTTGTTCAAAATATGTTCTTTCTACTTCATCAGTCATATCAGATAATGCATCAAGATTATTCAAAGCTTCAAAATAATCCCATTCATTTTCCTTATTGAATTCAAATTGAGTTGATAAACCATATTCTATAATAGTATGGCCCTTGTAACTATAACCCTTTTTAGATACCAGACCATATATAGGAGTGTATAGAGTTCTGCCAGTAAGCTTCCCCTACCATGTTCTTTCTGGTTTATCAATATATCCTATTAATCTGTACACATGCCAGTTAGCAGGTTCAAAACCTAAACTGTCTTTTACCTTAACATAAGGAGGGAATATTGGGTATTTTATATCATCTACTGTTACCCAGTTTAATGGTTTAATAACAGCAGCCTACATATCAGTTCTCTATCCTAATATAATATTTGGCATAGCTGCATCTTTATTAAGGCTTACAGATCTTAATGGAGCTTGATATTTACCACCATACATGTCTACAGGTCTTACAAGCTTATCATTCTACCAATTATTCAAGAATAAATCCTCAATGTCATTATAAGATTTATCTGCATTGTTAACCATTTGATCTAATTTACCTTGAATGAATTGAGTATATCCCATACTTACCCTTTCACTATTAGGCAGGTATTGGAAGAATGCATTCATCACTGTATTATCTCCAGATGTGTAGAAAGAATATACTGCTAAATCTCTGAACAATCTCTTAACTGATGGTTCTGGATCATCTAACAGTTGCCTCCAGTAGTTAATAAGATTGTTAGCTTGCGCCTGATCTGCATTTAACTATTCCGATCTATCAATAAAGTCTAATCCTTCCTTATTAATATTAGGTATTAAGTAGTTAACAAAATCATTAGCTATAGTACCATCATTATTTAGTAAATGACTTAATCTAGGATTACCCTTTAGTACTTCCTACTTAAATCTATACAGTCTATTAGGTATAGAATTACGTCCTTGGAACATAGTATTTAGATCTATATTGTTATCCTTAACATATTGATTAAAGAATTGACTCTTTATCTAAGCTTCCATTCCATTTATTACTGCGCTAAGTAATTTAGAATCAGCATTAGCGGCTCTACCTACTAATGATAAAGCTATATGTTTTTGATTAGCAAATTGATCAGTATTACGTAGTAATAAGTTTCTAAATATAGATGAACCCAAAGGTATACTATTCTCTGTTTTTGTACGAATGAATGTTTCATTAAAGAATCTAGTAACCTCACCTTTAGCGAATTTACTATTTTCTTCCATATCTTTCATGCCTTTGTAATATATATCCTACTCAGCAAAAGTTTTACCTGTCTTCTTAGTATCGATCTTTGAGAATTTAACTAGATTAGCCAAGTCGTCTGCATAAGGTTTAAGAGCTAACCAAGCGTAGTATATTCTTACTTGTTCCTCATTAAAGTCTTTAGAATCTTCTGGGTTAATCTTTAATAACTACCTTGTTCTTGACGTTATTTCTCCTTTATCGTCAATATAAGTTCTAAATAGATCTTGATATTCTGAAGCTTTAGTTTCATTTTTTCTGTTTATATATTCATACTTTCTACGTAACTTTTTAGTAGGGTCGTATTTATCTAATACTTTTTCAATAGCTTCTTTCTCAAGTTGAGAAGGGGTCTTAGTTCTATCAATGCCATATTTACCTTTAGTCTTAAGTACTTCATTAGCCATCTCTACTAAGATAGGTTGTCTAACAAAATAGAATGTTTGAGCGCCTTTACCTGTACGTAATAAGAATGACACCATATTATATGTCCAAGCATTAACATTAAGCTTAACAATATAAGGATCTTTGGCTATATCTACGAACGCATTAATCATAGCAGATAACCAGTCTAATATACGACCTCCTTTAGGATTACCTTTTGTAGGATAGTCGTATATTCGACCTATATCTTCTATCTATAAAGTTCCTGTGAATTCATTACTCTGCATTCTGATACCTACTAACTGAGTAAGAATATGATGAGCATTATTCAATGCAAAAGGGCCAATACCAGCCTTACCACCAGTATATTCTGCCTTTCTATCTTCTTGGTATCTAGGAGTATATACTTCAAATGGTTCTGGATGATATGAACTAGTACCTTCAATATCTTTAAGTATTCCCTTAACCGTATCAGTAGCATCATCAATAGAACCTTTTAACATAGCTGAATTATCTTTAGTAAGAAGAATTTTGATATACATTTTAATAATGTCATTCTTATAAGCGCTAGCCACATCTTCTCTAGTTAAAGCATCCCCATGAGTTATAATACCTCCATTCTTATTGAAGGAGTATCTAGCTACATACAGTTTATCAATATCAAAGTCAGACCCAGTAAGCTTAGTAAATCCTTCAGGTAGCATGATAGTATCACCCATAATTTCAGGGAATACATCTACGAATCTTAATGCAGATATTGATGCAATAGACTGTGTAGGAATACGATAACCAATTCCAGTAGCATCTGCATTCTATCCTATGATATTATGGTCTAATAACCACTTTCTAGCTTGTTTAAATGTCATTTTACTGTAGTTAGGTATCATATGTTTAAATAGATTTATACTTACTACAGAATCCATAGAACCATCCTTATCATTTATCATAAGTAACGGTTTTCCGTCATTGATCATATCTTCTGTAATAACATTCTAGCTAGTAGCTTCGAGTCCAAATGCAGACCTTTGAATGAAAGCCCCACCTGGCATATGTACATCAATAACTAGTTTATTAATCATAGATATAAATCTACTTTCTAACCATTTATTGTCAGATAATGCAGATAAAGGTATTACAAATGCATTGTTCTTAGTTTTAAGACCAGATAATACATTATCATTAGCGTCAGATTCTCTAGCGTCACGCTCTAACATATTACCTAATGCTGTAACATTTACATTACCGTCTACAAACAATTCGTCTATTATATCCTATCTACCCATATCAGATAATGTATTTAATGCTCCCATAACGGTGTCATTAATATCCTTACCAGTTACTTGACTACCATCAGGACCATATAAATCATCCATGCGTAAATTAGATAGATTTACTTTTAGAAACTGTGTACCAGCCATCTATTCTGGATGTGTGTGTGGATTAGTTTCCAGCTGCTATCTAATGTATTTGAACTTCTATCTATATGTTACTAGTTTACTTAAATCAGTAATAGTATTACCCTATCCACTTTCTGCTTGGTCTACTATAGAAGCAGATAATACAGTCTGACCATCTTTAAGTTCTATTTCACTATCTTTAGCCTTTCTATAGTATGCAGTAGGAGATTCTGAACCAGCTTTAACTGCAGAATCAAACATAGCCATATCAATAGGATCATTAGGATCTACCATTCTGTCATATAAAGCTTTAATATCTCCAGTAGCTACCGATTTAAATAACGGGAATAAAGCCATCTTATTAAAGTAAGGTATACCTAATCCATTTCTAAATCTGGTACCGAACGCTATATACTTCATAGCATTTAATATGACTTTATTAGCTTCTGCATATAACTTAGGATCAGATTCCCATTTATCAGCAGTATCAGGATTAGTTAATACCTCAAATGCTCGTTTGATATCTGCATTCCATACACCACGCATTCTGAGTAAATCTCTAGTCATATTAGGGCTTATATATACAGCAGCATCAGCTACATTAACGCCTTTCTTATAACCAGCCACAGCTACCTTAGCGGCCTGTTTAGCAATCTTAGTTTCTTCAGGATACTACTTCTCTATATCACGTATGCTAAGATCTTTTACCTCATTCCAAGCTTCTTCTCCTAACATTTCCTATATAGTTTCTTTTATATTTGCCCTATAGAACAAACCTTCATACTCATGGTATTGTTTATCCATGATTTCGTGATCTTTAAGCTCTGTAACTACATATTCATCACGCATTGGATCATTAAAGAAGTCTAATCTATTATTCAAACCAGTTGATGTCAAAGAACCTAAACGTTTGATTTTGTCAATAGATACGTCTGTTATACCCTCTCTATCATACTTTACTTTGTAATACGCAGGTGAACCACTAAATAGCTTTTCTACTTCTTGAATAGATATTATACTATTCATCACATAGTCAGATATCATATCAAATACTGCACATGCTTCCGCATTAGCACTATCCACACTCTAATATCTAGCTGATCTTTCTGTTACTACATTATCATCAAGTAATACATTACGTATACTCCATATATTGCCTTGATCATTCATAGTAATTAAACCAAGATCTCTAGCATATTCTAATTCTTTCTTTACCCTGCGATTAATTAATCCAGCTAAGAAAGCTTTTTGTGTTTCTGGAGAAGTATTAAAGAAATAATCTTTAGCTAACTGTAAACACTCTTTAGCTGATTTAGTGGGGTCATTGAAATTAACAAAACCTTTATTAGTATATATACCGGTCAAGAATAAGAATCTAGCTCCATTACCTTCTAAAGTTACAGTATGCTCAACTCCATCTTTATCTTTATAATCATATTTATTAGGAGTATGGAAGTTTTTAATACGTCTAGATGGCTCAATCCAATCATTATTTATAGTACCATCATCATTATAATGTAATCCAGTTTCTGGATTATAATGATTAGGATCATCATCTATCTGTCTTAAGCACAACTCTATTTGGTTTAGTTCATCGTAACAATAACCTAATAGATAGTCCATAGCTTGTTCGCCATACTGAACAAAAGTTTGACCATTATTATTATTGAATCTAATAGGTTCGTGTGGTAATGTTATTCCTTTAATGAAATGATATGTTTTCTTATCTGCTACTGTAGGGAATATTATTCTATTATTAAATACAGCTGTCATTTTAGCTATATAGTCCTCTCTGTCAGTAATGCCATGATAATCTCTACCTTTATCTCCAGTAGTAGTATCTTTAAAGTTAATAAAGGTTTCCATTGATAGATTCCTATTACCTCCTCTAACTGCCTACAATATAATAGAATGTTCATTATAAACTACAGATTCTAATTCCTAGAATACAGTAGGATCTGATACTATTTCATTAAGTCTATCTTTAGCAAAATTATTCTGCGATACCATATAATAAGAATTACCATCAGGACCATAGCTACTCAAACTATTATCTGTAGCATGTGTAAACGCATAATAATTAGCTAACTCTTTAACGTAGCCTATGTTATTCCATACCTATGTAGGATCAACAGTTACTTCGTTTACTTTAATTTCTTTAATAGTACTATCATTATTTATAGCATTTTTAATTGCTTCAAGTACACTTACTATTTTCGGAATGCCACCGAAATTAACAGTTGAACTGGAGAACTCGCTGATAAGAGTAAATGCATCTGATTTAGGATTACCATATCTACCAGATAATAACATTTTGTCTATGGTAGGTACATCAATACCGATACCTATTACATTAAACATGTTAACTAAATACTTCTTAAGCATTTTCTAGTTAGATGTTTCGTGCAAATCAATATTTCTATCTCCTATCTTAAGTATACCTTTATTGTTTCTAAAGGCAGTTATAACACTATTAAAATTCTTAATTACAGTATCAAGAGCTTTTTTAGATCCTTCTTCGGCTATTATTACGCCTTCTTTATCGTATTTAAATAATCCAGCATTAGTAAATAATGCTTGAGACCATACTTTAGGGTAAGTAGCTGCCTTAACATCGACAGTGTTGTCTACGAGTTCATGCTTAATAAAACCAGTCTCTGGATCTTTACTTATCTTAGCAGTTACATAATTGTTTATATCACAGGTAACCACTGTCTCTATTTTGGTAAGCATAGCTTCAGCATCAGCAGCCTTAACTAAATCTTCTTTCTGATTAGAATCTTTAATCAGTCTGTTAAGTTTAAATAATAAAGCAGAATGAAAAGCACTACCATTTTGAGCATAAGTAGCTACTTTATCAACTATATTAGCTATAGTACGACACCCGGACAAATCTTTAAGTATATTGTCCCATGCAGTTTTAGCATCAACAAAATTAGCAAAATGAGTAATAGGATCTATCTTCATAGACATGGAGCCGTCTGGGCTAATTTCATATAGAGGTATAGTTTGGAAGAAGAACTTAACCTCTGCAGGAGCATTATCCTTAATGGATATATTCATACCTTCTACTGTATGCTATCCTATATTAACTCTTTCCGCTCCCTCTTCTATATCACTTATAGTTTCATCCTCATTACGATCTATAGCTCTAATACCTAGTTGTTTTAATCTAGTAGCTATAGTTGGCATAAATACAGTCTCATATTTCTCAAGAATCTCATCCATTACAGGAGAAGGATAAGTTCTAGCTTGCGCTTCTATAATAAGCTTAAGCCTTTCAAATTGTTGATTATCCTCAGACAATGCTGAATATTCAATATTAGGCACTGCAGTTTGTCCATTTACTCTAAAGAATGCATATGTGAGAGACTTGATTATATTATCAAATTGATTGTATTGAGTAATTGTTTTTAACTCATAACCAGCTACTTCTAGATTAGGACCAGATGTACCATATATTTGTCTAAATCTATTTACATTCTCTTCGTTAGGCTTAATTCCATAGAACTTTCCCCTATTAATATCAGAATATATCTTAGCTAATGCATATTGACCAGTTCTAGCCCACAGCTTAATAAAATCTAAAATCCTTCTAAACCAATTCTTAGTATCAAAAGCATAGCTCCCAGCTTCATTTAACATAAAGTCTCTAAATTGATCTGCTAAAGCCTCTTCTATTTGAGAATCCGTCATTTGAGGATTCTTTTTTCTCATTCTATTATAGATTCTTTCTCTTCTTTTATTATCTATCAAGAGTAAAGAAACTCTATGCCATGCTTCATGATACTCTGTACCTACAGGAGCAAAATTACTAATTAATACAGAATCTTCTATTACTCTACCTACTACAGCTGTACCAGCTTCTGTAACATCTATTATAGTAGGAATAATTTGAGGAGATGTTCCAAAAGTAGAACTTAACCATTCTTTGGCTTGTTCTGGATCTATTCTTTCATTTACCCATAGAGTATTGTCTTCCTATACTTCTACCTCCATATTAGGGCCTCGTTTCTTCCCATCTAATATAGCAAATATATCTGCCATATTCACAGAAGTCTACTTACCACTTTCATCTGGTAGAGTAAATACTTTAGTTTTAATAGGATCTTCGTATTCTTTCTCTACCTTTTGTTGAGCTTGCTACTGTATCTTTTCAGCAGCTTTATCTGCTAACATTACATCATCAACATATATATTAGAATCCCATAACTCATCAGCTATATCAGTAAGTAATATACCTTGTTTGATATACCATCCTAAAGTACTCATACCGTTAGGATGTTTACTGTCGATAGTTTTACGACCATTACTTCCTGGAATTATACCAAATTCACTCTAATCTAACTCTATTAAACCAGGGATAATAGTAAGCTTATCTACATTGCTATTCTTTAAGAACGCAGCAACTGACTTAAATCTAGGATCTGTTACTTGTGATTGTAAATCTCCTCCTAAGTAATAAGTATTAAGTGCTTGTTCATCTATATTCCAATGGAAATTAGACATTATATAATTTTTAGCTTGTTGTCTAATATCCGGTTGACTAACTAAGTCACTTATACTATAGCTAGTATTACCTATTACTAAGTTGCCATTATCATTTACAAAAAATTGTTTTCTTTGTTTGGCTTGAATCTGTTGGGGAGTAAATCTGGTATCATTAGGATTTACAGCAGTATGAGGACCAAAGTTTACTATAAAATCTAATATATCAATAGGTCTAATATTAGTCTTAACTCCTTTAGCATCAGTATAGAATTGTTCATTACTAGTGACTAAATTCAATATTAGATCTGCTATTTGAGGTTTGTCCGCAAATGTCTAATAGTTTAATTTAACTAATTTAGTATCGTATTCGCCATCTAATCTAGGAACTTTTAATACCCACATGGGTTGACCAAGACTACCACCTTTTACAGATAATATAGTGTTTCTTAATCTTATTACCTCATTGTTTATAGGACCAGTAGTTATACCTATCTACGTATTATCTGGAGTTATTTCAAATGGATCTTTTATAGTTAACCATGCGGAATCTAGTAAGCTTCTATTCTTAGGGCTATTATCTGGATTTTTTTCATTTCTAAATCTTCCAGTAGTAGCTCTAAGAGCTGTAGGAACTACCTCAAGGTTTGGATTCTTTTTAGTTTGTTCATACAGTTCTATAATCTTATTTCTCAATCTGACCAGATTATCTACAATCTTAGTCTATTTTTCAAACGGTAGCCTATTAAACGGGCTATATCTACCTCTAAGACCACCTTCAACGGTTTTAATAGCTCCGGCGTATTTTTTACCTTTGTAATCAAGTATAGCATAAATAGCAGGTTCTACTTTTCCGTCTTTATTAGTATAATCGTGCACTTCAAAGTGAACCCCGTTGTTCATTACTTCAGGTATAAAGTCAGGTTTACTACTTACTAACGATAAATCATCATCATTAAGGTAGTCTTCCATTCCTTGATATCTCTTAGATATTCTAATGTAATTACCATTAGCATCTCTAGAACCTTCACTTAATCTGTAATTAATTTCATGAGAATATGGGTCTTCATCTTTATCATATGTTAATTCCTATGTATTTACAGTAGTGGGCTATTCTACTGGTATCTATTCCTGCTGAGGCTGCTGTGACTGTTGCAAACTACTAGCTGCTTCTGCTCCTAGCCAATCACCCATTATACTAGCTAATGTTGGTAATTCTGCTTGAGTTGGCTGTTCTTGTGTAGGTGTAGCAGGTACTTCTGGAATAGCATCTGCACTCTTAGTAGGAGTATCGTCATTCTGCTTTACTACTTTCTATCTTTCTTCTGATTTTATTTCCTCTAACTTTTCTGCAGCCTATTGCTCCTCCTATCTAGCTTGCTTCATTTCTTCAAGTCTAGCAGGAGCCTAATCTTTTATACGTTGCGCTATTTTACTGTGACTCTAAATAATAAACTTTGACAATTCAACTTGAGAGTTAAGAGTATCTGCTAGTCTATTAGCTTTACTAGAATTACCATTAGTATACAGCTCTTCTTCTAACTACATTCTAGTATCTCTCATATCTTCCCATAGATTCTTTAATCCGTCTTCAGAATTCTCCATAAACTTAGATGCGCTATACTCCTGATAATTCTACCTATTTGGATATAGGTAAGAATAAATATCTTTCATAGCTTGACCTGCATTAGCATACGATTTACCAGCTTTGTATTTAGCACTAGGTACAAGAACAACATCTCCTTTAGAGTTCCTTTCTTGTTCAAAGTATTTATTACGTATTGCACTAGCGTTCTATCTTGCCTCTGTTATATCTTCTGGTTCAGTTGCTACATCTTCAGCAGTATCCTACGCTTTACTTTCTGCAGCAATGGTAGGTTCAGGATTGGTAACTTCAGGTGTTGTTGTAACCTCTACAGGTTCTGGAGTTATTTCTTCACTATCTATTACTTCATCCTCTTGCTTCTTTCCAGAGTATAAATCATCCAACTCCTATACAAAAGTATCTTCCTGATCTTCCACATCTAGCCACTTATTGATTTTTGCTATAGCTCCTTTAGGACTATTCATAGCATCTCTCTCAGCCTTAGCTCTTTCAAAGTCAAGATTTGCTATAATTTCTTTTTCTTGCAAGTCTTTAAGTGTCTAATGAATATTAGGAACACTCAACTGCTACTCCGTAATACCTAAATCTTCTGCTTCTTTACGCAGCTATTGATAAACAGCGTCTATCTGCTGTTTATCTTTATTTAACAAATGTTTAAATTTGATAACATCAGACTTAGAAGTACGTATGCCTGTATTTTTCTCTAATTCAGACAGCTTGTTACCATTACTGGTATAATCAGTTATGAGTTGATCATATAACTCAGTCTGTGATTTTAATCTGATTAAATTACGAATAGCTACTTCTTGATCAGGGGTTACATCAGGCTTAATAGAAGATATATACTGGGATATTTCAGGACTATACATTAACTAGTCTACCTCTGATGTTATATTAGCTCTATTATTAGCAGCTTCAGTAAGTAACGCTTCGTGGTGTTCTTTTAATGCTACAAATACATCATACTCTTCTGTTCTAGGATCTATTCCTGCTTTCATTGCTTGACTCATAGTGACAGGAGAAGTATACATATTTCTAATGAGTTCTGCCCTCTTTCTCTCGTTCTATATATCCTGTATATCTAATCCTTCTGTTCTAGATACTATATTTTCAGCTTCATCAAAAGAACTCATAAGGTTATCATATTTACCAGTTCTAATGAAACTACTATACATGGCATTCTTTCTAACTCTATCTTTAGCATCCATCTATTCTGCATACAAAGCAGATACAAATTGGTCAGTAGGTAATTGATTATTTATTTGTATTGCTGCAGATGGAGCACCGTATACAGTAGTCATTAAACCTCCCAACAATGCACCGCCTTTAAAGTTTTCCATGAATTCCTAATCATTTGAATACACAGGATCCCACGGAGTAATAGCTGCAAATACAGCACGAGCTCCAGTACCAATGTTACGTATAAAACTCTTTACTAGATTTGGATCAGCATCAAAATTATTGTCTATATATCTCTATCCTTTAATGTACTGAATACCTTCTTCAGCTCCTTCTAGTATACCAGATACTAATATACGACCACCTAAATCAGTAATAGCTCTACGTTTAGTTCTTATAGGTAATCTACCAACATTATCTAAACCGAATGAAGTTATATCATCTATTCGATTAGATAATTGTTCTTGTAAACCTTTTCTTAATTTTGCACCTTTTTCAGCTAAAGTTTTTAAACCTTTTACTTTTTTAGCCATAGAACCTATAGGCACTACTTCAATTGCTTGTTGAGCTACGTCACTAATTGATAAAGCCATATTATCTATATATAAAGATCTTAAACCTTCTCTATTATCTAACATAGCTTTATTAAACTTTCTATTGTTTATCTTGATATCTCCAGAAAGTATACGATCATATACATATTCATCATCATTAATTTGTTCTGTACTATAGCCTTGTTGCGCCATTTTGATTTTAGCATCAGCTAATACGTCTTTATCTACTCCTAATTTCTTAGCTGAATTCTTTACGGATTGCTTGTAGTTCTAAAATACTTCAGATTTAGATTCTTGATCTCTACTATATAAATTAGAACCTATAGATACTAAAGCTGCAGCTCCAGCCACTAATGGGTTTCCAGCACTAGCTGCGTAGTAGGCAGATAAAGTACCTAATATAGAAGACCCTACAGAGGCGGCACTAGAACCTAATAGACCAGGTAATTTAAATAACCATGTATCTATATCGGAAAAATCCATACCATACTTCTCTTTATTTTTTCTATAGTACTGTGAAGTTAATTTTTCATCGAAACGTTTAGCCTTATCGGATTGTATTTCAGCATCTCTGAGAGAGACTATTCTCTTATTGTAGATATTATCATCCTACATACTACCGTCAGGTCTAGTAATAGGATTGATTTCTTTGTCTATTTCTATTAATGTGTTATCTAGATTGCCTTGTTTAAGACTACCTGTAATATAACTATTAAGATAATTGTTATTGAATTTACCAGATATAGCAGTATCATATGCTGATTTATTATTAACTTGCATTAAAGAGGCTTCCTATAACTGCTATTTTAACTATTCATTAGTAGGATCCTGACTTAACTGTCTAGATAATTCTATTACTGCTTTACTAGAGTTTATATAATCTTTTAGGCTGATTAAGGTATTATAATCCTAATCAGCCATTATATACTCTCCTAACTTAGCGTCTCTTTCAGTTTGTGCTTTCGTTAAATTCCAATCATAGAACGCGTTAGAAGCCCAATCTGTAAAGCCATAATTATCAGGTGCTTCTTCATAGTTAGCATCTGGATTAGCCATACGACGCATATACTCCTCAGTATTAATCTGAGGAGCTATCATAGCATCATACATTGCTGTTCTTTGTCTAATACCATCTATTAACGATGTATCGTATACTTTCTTTTTCTTTGCCATATTTATCTGCCTAATAATTGTTGTGCTGATGTCTGGTATTCATCTTTAGCCTGAGAAGACCCCCCAATACCGCTAGAAGATCCGCCTTGCCATCTTTGATTTACTCTTTGCCAATATTCTGAGGATGTATATGAATTTGGTAACGTTCTATAAGCATCTACTTCATAGTATTCAACTCCATCTTCTCCTACTACTTCAGTTACTTTAGAAGCACCAAATTGTTGTTTGAGAGCTCCTTTAGTAGTCTATCTACCAAATGGCATAGAGTAACTAGAGGCCATTTCATTAAACCATATGGGATTATTTATCCACATGCCTGTTCCTAATGATTCTTCAATTCTTTCCTTGGGTATTCTAAGTTTGCCAGATAAAGCCATACTTCCAGGTCCAGTCTTTACTACTTTATTATTTGGTATAAATTGAACTCCACTTAACTGACCACTTTCTACTAATTCTCTAAATGGAAAACTAGTGTCTCTTCCTATACCGGCATCTCTACGAGCTCTTCTACCAGGTCCTTCATTGCCAGCAATCATACTAAATACCGTTTCTGGTAATAAGAATCCTTCTGTAGTGTTAAATTGATATCCCTAATGTTTAATACCGTCACTATCTTGTATTTCTGTAGATAATGCTCCAACACCCGTTAATAAGTCGTCTTTGTCAAGTAGACCAACAGGAGCGCTTACTTTGTTAAGTGCAGAATTTACTCCTTTTAAATAAGATTTAGTATTAAACTCTTTACTATCTTGACTAGTTAATGGAGAGAAACCAGCTACTCTCTAAAATTCATCTCTTACTACATGTTTGCTAGCTAAACCAACCATCTAACTCTATAACTGCTGAGCTCTGTTGCTAGCAGCTACTGCTGTTACATAATCTTCATCATTACCAGTTTGTCTATATCTAGCACTATACTCATTAGCTGCCTATACCATGGATCCGTATTCATTCTGCATTCTATCTATATTGCGCAGACCTTTGCGCGCATCATCCGCAATTTTACTATTTGGATACTTAGTGATCAAACTAGATATATAATCTCTATAACTATTAAATTTATTACCTATACCAGACATAGTATTTCTAGTAATGCTATCGTTTAAGAAATCTAATCTAGTAGGATTAGGTCTTATTACTTCTTCATTACTGCCCCTGTTACTTTGTTTAGCCATAGCTAACCAATATGGATCTACAGTATCTTGATTCACAATTCTATCTCTCTGTGAGTCAGCTATCATTCCTACGAATCTCTATCTAGCTAATTCAGTATTACCTCCAGAAGCGTCTAATGCTTCTCTATAATACTGTTGACCCTAAGGCGTACTAATTAAATCATTAAACTTAGCATCTGCAATATCGTACAATGTATCATAAGTAATGCCTACTCTATTGTATTTGACTCCATCTTTCCATACAGACCCTATTGAACTAGGTTTAAGATTACTAAAGTAAGGATTAGCTAGTTCATCGGCAGTCATATAACGTAATGGGGTAATTTGATCAAATACTCTTTTACTACCTAAAGTATCATAATTAGGTATATTTGCAGAATCCCAGCTTCGTTTATATCTACCCTCTGCTTCCATTTTAGCTCTCATTTCAAGTCCAGCTCTAAGATTATCAGCACTTTCTTTAAGCAAACTCAATGATCCATAATCTGTATTACTAATAATCGACTGTAAATTAGCACGAAAACCTGCATCTTTTAAGGCATCTGGATTAGAAACTATTTGATTAATAGCATCTTGTACATCTTGACGATTAATAGTTAAATTGTAGTAATTCTATGTGTCTATTGCAGATGGTGATCTAAATTCTCCAAACTTTTGTAACTAAGTATTAAACTATTGTGCAGCCTCATCTACAGCTTGCTTCTACGCTGCCCCTATTCTATATAATTCACCAAAGTTAATAGGTACATATGTATTTAATATAGGAGCTTCCGCTGCTCTATCATATCTATTAGCCTACATTGTTACCTCCTTTTCTTAACCATTTATTAAACTGTCTAATAGTATCTGCTGTATAACCAGATTGCAAAAATGGAGCATACATAGCTAACATTGCATTATCTCTAGCTTCCTGATTACGCATTAACTCTCTATTCTGAGCCCATTGACTTAACTGACTTAAACCAGCTCTACGTATATTTCTAGCAGTAGCTCTATTCTGAGCATTAGCTTCATTAGCCATATTCGTAGCATTAACCCATTGCTGTCCTAAACTATTCATAGTATTAGCATAATCACCTAAGTACTGATTGTTAACATTACTTTCTTGAGATCTTAAACTAGCTATAGCTCTGTCAGTATTAACAGCTGACTGTAATCTATAAGCTAAATTAGCTCCAGTACTAGTATTAATCTGACCAGCATTATAATTACTAGTAGCTCTATTACGGTTTAAATCTTCAATAGCAGGACTAATATCATACCTACGTCTACGCATCGTATTACTAATACTAGTAGCATAAGGATTATATACTGCATCAACTGTTTCAGGTCTACCAGTAAATAAATTAGACATAATAGGAGTTAAAGAAGCTATACCTGACAATGCGCTTCCCACTTTATCAAATAATTTATTACGTCTATCTGCTCTAGTTTCTCTATAACTAATATCATTAGGTGTAGCACTAGGAGACTCTACAGTATCATAGTCTGTATCATACACAGATTCTACTGTTGGAGCGTCATACCAAGTAAACGGTAATTCTGGTTTGCCTTCATCAATTAATCCTGTACTTGTAGAAGGAGTGGTTCTATGTCTTTTAACTGAAGTACTACTAACACTTGTAGGAGTTGTAGTTGATGCAGTTTGAGTATTACTAGGCTTAACAGGTACATGATACCATTGATTATTGCCAGTTCCCCACTGTACACTAGCTCCCCATTTACGATTAGGATTATAGATAGCATCTACTATTCTATCTCCTAAACCAGGTTTAATTTCATCGCCTAAAGCAGCAGCTTGTATCTACTTAGTTTTAGGTTTAATACCTTTACTTTGTTTAACAGATTCCTGCATAGCAAATAACTAATCATGAATCATATTATTATTCATTTCATTTAGTTTTGCTGCATTCTCTGCAAATCTGTCATTATATTTACTTTTCTTCTTTGCCATCATTTTCTCACCAAGTTGTGCAAATGTTTCTTTTCTACCAGGTACTTTAAGTTTATCACTTAGTACTCTACTACCTTCAGGTAAACTAACTAAATTACTATCAGTAGGTTTGTTATTCTCTGGTACTTTACTTATACTTCCATCGGGAGTCTATATTAATTCACCATCATCTACATACGCTAGAGAAGAGGACATTCCTCCATTAGCCATAGTATCTGTATTCATCCCTATCATATCTTCATACGCTTCACTTTGCAGGTAATTAGTACCTTGAACAGCAGCTCTATTGCTATAAGCATTCTTCTTAATTGCTGCTCTTTTCCTACGAAGTTTTCTGTTACCAAATGCTCCAATTAGACCACTACCAAGACTACCTTCATCATAATCAGTAAAAGAAGTCATTCTAGCCTCTTCACCGGATCTACCTATTAGCCCTATGCCTGCTCCTACTGCAGCACCAATTGGACCAGCAACTTGGAAACCAGTAGCTGCACCACTGGCTATGTCACTTACAGATTGTGCAGCAGCTTGCCCCCCTGTAGTAGCGTTAGATTTCTAAAAAGGAGTAGTTAAAGTATTTAATATATCAGGAGCACTTTCAAGCATGTTATTCCCAATTTCTTTGAATTGAGTTCCAAATGCATATGCTGGTACTTTTGTTTTCTTTTTACTTTTCATATCAAATTAATGAATTTCTGTATGTTGTTGTAATCTATGGTATTTCAAAAGTATGATCTATATCAGAATCTAACTCATAATCGCATATCATATACTTACCTCTTAACCTAGCAGGTAACGATAACGCATCTTCATTCTTATCTGCTCTAGGTACTGGGAATCTAAATGTATCTTCTCTATAATCAGTTATTATATGTTGTTCAGGAGTAATAACATTACCTTCTTCATCAAGTTCTTCTTTAGTATGTTCTCTAACTGATTCTTGATGTTTAGTACTGAATTTCATATAATCTATGATATCGTCCTTAATAGACTCTTGATTACCATCTCTGAACTCTCCTTGTAATCTAACATTATCAAATACTTTAGTATAAGGAGCATTCTTATTAATAACTATTTCTAATTTAGCTTTTCTATCCAAAGGAGTTAGCCCTATTACTCCAGTATCATGTATAGTATGCAATTCATTATCTTTTATTGCTACTACTCTATCAGAAATAGGTAACGACCATTTAGGGTTAAATGTATAGAAAGATGTAAATCTACCTAACTATTCATTAAATATCAATGGCTTATTAAGTACATTGAACCATACTTCATTATACTTTTTATCAAACAAAGACACGCATTTAGTTCTATCTTCTTTAATATTTTTATTAAAGTAAGATTGTACCTATTTCTCTTTAGATATTTGACTTACTTGACCAGTATAAGAACACAGTTCATTCTTATCATAGTCATACCAGTATAACACATTATCTGAATTAATTATACTTTTATCATTCTTAATAGACGAACCATTAGTAGTAGTTACGTAGTCGAATCTACTTAATATACCACCAGTACCTAATACTAGTTGATTTACATTATCATCAGTAATAAGTGACCTTTCATTGACAGAAGCTACTCCTACTCCAGTATCTTGGAAATAGAACAGTCTATCCCTAAATACTTTTAGATTGGTTATATCTCCCCACTGATTATCTACATCTAAATAATCAGCTACTTTGAATTTAGACCACTAGTCTATTACTTCATTATTAGTCTTAGCCTATGAAGTCAATATTCTATTAGTATACTTTACATCTTTATCAGCGTATATAGAATTAGGCACATATAATTTACCAGTATTCTACGCAGAATAAACAGAATTATATACAAAGTAAGGAAGATCTTGTACGTGTATATCCTACATCTAAGTAGGCTCTAACTGTAACCAAGAGTCTGCAAAATTTGAACTAGTTACTGTTCTATGAATCTAATCTCCGTGAAATAAATTCATATTAATAGAACTTTCAAATGGTATATAAGCTCCTATGTAATTCTTCATACCATCCCATTCCTTAGCATCAGGCAATTGGAACAACATAGTATTAGGATAATCTAATAGACTTAAATAAGTATCTCCTCCAAATACATACTTACTGTCGTGAGCTGCGATACTTATATATACAGAATTCTGTCTAGATGAGAATGTATTACCACCATATATAGAATTACCATCACGTTTAACATTAAATACAGGAATAGCATTGGTAGCATCAAATGGATGAAGTTCTGAGTATTTATCTGTAGGTACGCTATTAAATCCAGAGAATATATTCTATAACTCAGGTACATGAGCTATAATACACGGACCAGCTGGGCCTTGTAATGATTGATTATCATTGTGAATAAAGTCAGACATAGAGTAATTAGTATAAGTTCTATTACCTATGTTTATTCTTTTAGCTACTACATCTGGAGCTCCATACATATTATAGTCTATATTGGGTGGATATTTAGCGTCTTCAATATAGGATGTAGATTGAGATTGTCCAAAGGTTGGAACAAAGTATTTAGCTATTGAGGCCCCACGGTATACCTTATTACCTCTACTATCTTGATAAGGGAAACCTACAGCTAATACATTAAGACCCCATCTACTACCATAACCTACATATGGAACAGTATCTTGCTGTAATACTCTACCATCTATCTGAGTAACATAATCTGCTGCAGCGAATATACTACGGCTCACACTGTTACCTATAGTATTACCATTAGTATAGTTGTCTTTAAAATCATCAAATTTGCTATCATTTACCTTTCCACCTACAAATGGAGAATAGTATGAACCTATTCTGTCTAGATATACGCTCCCTTCAAATAACTTAGTTACATCATCACCTTGTATGCATATCTCTGGAGATACGAGGCGTATATAATCATTTGCTCTCATAGTAAGAGAGAAATTACCAATATCTTCAGCTGTACCTGTTGATATTGCTAATTGTTCACCAATTAAACTGCAAAAGAAAGGTGTAGGTCTCATCTCTAAACTACTATCCAGTTCAGATCCCTGTCCTACATATTTGTCCTACTCTTGAATTCTATACTCATATATGTAACTACCTACTGTTTGCATAACTACAGTTCTATCACGTTCGGTTCTATCACAACGAACTATCTCGTAACTTACTGCACCTACAGGCATCTTCTTTACTTTGAATTCTACACCTAGAGCATTACCTACAAGAGTGTTGTTTTCATATCTAAACGGAGGCATTTGAGAAGCATGAGGCATTCTAATATCACCTATCCAGAGTACAGGAGAAGCTACAGATTTATCATTATAGAATATTATACCAAATCTATATATTTCATCTCTCTGATAGCCTCTATAATTAGCAGCTATATACGGATCAGCATAATTAGGTATATATGGATTATTCTTCTGCTCTTCAGTAGGCTGTAGTATTTCGGGCATCTTACTATCACCTCTGTTTATATATCTAGTGTTATTTCTAACAGTAGGTACATCCATACTACAGGATTGGTCTAATCTAAACTTATCTTGTTTATTACTTAGATTTATATCTGTAGTTACAAATGAATATTCTATATTGATACCATAACCACCTAGTTCACCTTCCTTATTATATATGTATATATTCTGTGAATTAGATGCATCCTTTGTATATTTTACATTGTTAAATGGATTTATACAGTCATGAGTAGCAGGAATACGTTTAATAGCTTCATCATCTGTTATAGACAGACGAATGTTATTACTATCTAAACTAGATAATAGCTACACACTCCCTTCTGAATTAGCTCTGTAAGCTCTAGCATCATAGTCATTACCATCTTCATCTTCTGGTATCCAAGTATTCTCTGTTATATTAGCTGCAAACAATCTATTTTGCATTTTTGCAAGAGTCTATGCTATAAACTGATAACCAGTCATAGCATTAAATTCTTCTACAGATATATCACTTAAAGTAGCTCCATAATCTACATACTGTATACTTGTTTGACCATTGGGTATATCTATTTCATCTACTATACTAATAGTAGGGGTAGAATTATTCTGTTCATAGAATATACGAATTACTCTTAACTTATTAAAGTCCTAAAGTGATAATTCAGTAGATAACATTACTGATTTGTTAGATGATTTATTCAAGCCAGTACCTTTATATTCAGAACTACCTTGGCTAGTTACACTATTTGTTAAGTGAATTAGCTCGCTCATTGGAGAAGTAACAGTTTCAGTGCCATGCACATTAAATAATTGATAACAATACGTTACCATTCCAGCTTTAAGGTTACCTTCGGATAACCAACGGAATTTAAACGGCAATAAACTTACTACTGGAGTTATTTCTAATGAACCAGGATTGATTATATTCCCATTCTCATCTATAAGATTAGAATTATCTATATACTTATTACTCATTATGTTAACAATCTTAATAGGACTGTTTCCATCAGTAAAGTATATCTTTATATTAGTATCTGATTCATAGTTACCTACAATACTTAGTGTGGGATTTTTAGATAAATCTTCACATAATCCTAAAGCTCCTTTACATACTAATTTGATTTGAGGCATGTTGATATCGAACCCCATTAATCTGTATATCTTATTAATGTTATCAGATGTTTTAGTTATTACTACTGCAATATCATTTATAGTAGTAGTACCTATTATTGTCTCATCTTTAGGTATAATAGTATCGTATCTTCTAGGGTTCTCTATACTTTGTAATACTCCTGTAGTTCCTCCATCATTAGTGATAACACGAACATCCTCAGCAGATCTATACTGAGTATCCGGTATCAAATTCACATCTTGGTCCATATTAAGACCTCCTGTAAATGTATTAACTTGTGCAGTATTACTTATCATATCAATCTTAATGCGCTATCTTGGTTATATAATATCTGTTCTTCGCCACTAGTAGAAAAGAATGTATCATGATCATCCATCTCTGGATATAGTTTATGCCATGTATTTTTTACATTCTCTAAATCATCTACAGTAGGCATCATAGCTTCAGCATATGCTTGTTTACGATAGAAGTTATAAGAGTTACGTATATCATAGTAATCCCCCTAGCTTATCTTACCTTTTAATTTCTTAGGATACATTAGTTTCATAGTAACATACCAGTATATAGCTTCTTTATAAGATTCTAAGTCTGGTATCATTGGCATGCTATCTTCATCAGTATATATAGCATAATAGGATATTTTAATGTATCCTCTAGGTACATTAGTCATTATATAACCAGGTTTGGTCATATACTATAAATCATAACTATACATAGTACCGTCTTTATGCCCTATTCTGTTACCTAAATATCTGCCATTTACTGTAGGTACAGTATTCTAGTTTATTAATGCACTTAATGTTTCTCTAAGGTTATTATCCTCATTTAACTTGTCTAACGCTTCTCTATCATTAGTAAGATTAAACATATTTTTAACTAATGGAAACATGGCAGCATCCTGTACTAACATACAAGCTTTACTACAACATTGATTGTCATGTGATACACCGAAACTAGATGTAGCTTTTCTCATAGGTAACCATCCTCCGTTACAACAATATGAGTATGCTACCTAATCTAATTTATATAAATCACATGGTAACGATACTTGATGACATTCTATTGGAAGTGTTTCTACTTTATGTTCAAACTACTATATAGCTCCTATCTTAAGAATAGCTTCCATTATCCATTCTCTGATATCCGTAATACGGATCTCATCTTCTCTAAGATCGAGATCAGCTATTACTTTAGCTACTACAGAAGCTGAACTAATCATACGATTATTTATCATAATTCTGGGTAATCTTTTGTTTTGTTGAATATTATTTGAGCTAAATTTCTCTTGTTATCTCTTGAAGCTATAAACTAATACTTAGTTTTATTAGTAAGCAAACTGTCTTTCTTTGACCAAAAGAATCTATACTTATAATAATTACTATGGTCATTAAGTAGGTATACAGGCTTACCGGTTTCTTTTGTAGCTTTCCAGTCCCATCTAAGACTCTTGCCTGTGAATTCTTTTGGCTAATGTTTAATGATTTGTAAAGTACCTAATCTACATGGAAACTTGAACTCTTTACAACTGTACATCACCTCATCTCTAATGTACTAAAAATAGTCATTAATGATATTTTTATATGTCTATAAGTCAATATCGTATGGAGTATTAGGTTCTATGTACTATTTATAGCTTTCATAGAAATCAGTAGTAGTATAACTCTTTCTCTAATATTTCATATATCAATTATTTATTACTAACTCTGTTCTATGTATCATCATGCGCATCATTGGTATCATCACTAGGCATAGTAATCATAAAACGTAATTCTCTCTCTAATATCATCTATGTAATAGTTGGTATCATTGCAGACGGTATAGGAAACTCGTTGTCTGGATCAAAGCAAGCATTAAGTTCTGTAGGATCTTCAGCTATTACATCTACACTGATATACTCTAGCTGATTAGAATCACCATCTACGTATATTCTATTATTCTTAACCCACGCAATGTAATCTTTACACGTAGCTTTTCTATACTTCTATAATTTAGCTTTAGTACGGCTACCTATCTAAATTATATTACCAAACATATCACGTACATTTATTACTCCAGGTCTATAGTTAAAGTCTATTAACTTAGGGAGTTCTTTATCTCCCACATAAGTAAAGTAACCTGGTACAGTTTCTTCACGATCTAAACGGATAGGTTCTATAGTAGTAAGATATAATTCATTTATATCTCTACCCTTATCTATATCTTGCTTAATCAACATAGCCCTATAACCTATGATCCACTTTTCAATTTGTATTCTACTTAAATGCTCAGACTCTGCAATATTATTATTACGAGCAATAAGTAGAATGTTATCTACAAGCTAATTGAGTGTCATAATATATTATGTTTTAATAACGTTATAAGCCATATAACGCATTTTAAGGCTGTTATAGGCACTTTCTATTATTAGTAATACAATCCTTTAATTCAAGTAATAGCGGTCTTAAAAAGGCTTAAAATAAAAAAGGTTGATCTTATTGACCAACCTTATCCATAGCATTCTTCATATCCTAAGGGAGCATTTCCTTCATAGGTGGTGGAACCATCTAATTAGCTTTCCTTATTATATTCTTCAACTCACTGACTTCTTTCTATAGTTCTAATATTTTATCGTTCTCTCTAGCTGGTTCATTATCTACTCCCAGCTTATCTAATAATACTTGGCACTTAGCCATTTCTTCATCACATTTAGCTATTGCCTCTTTTCTCTATTTGTACGTATCATATTGATTACGTACTATATTTATAATTTCTTGTTTATCAGTAGATATAGTAAGACCTATGGAATTATCTGTTATAACTGACTTATTCTCAGGTATAGTAAACTTTTTAGTTTCTCCATTACACTATATAGTTATATCTACTACTTTCTTTCTGGGTTGATTAGGCATAGGGAACTATCCTGGTGGTAGTGGCTCATCATATATTGAACTTACTTGAGTAACAGAACCCTCATTATACTCAGTAGTTTTCTTGAATGTACCAACTACTTCTATTATATATACCTTGTCACCTATATTTAATTGATTGAATAACATAATAAGTTAGTTTTATAAGGGCTCAATTAAGAGCCCTTTTGTTTATTATTACGCACCTGGTGCGGTTATATTTGCAGGATAAGCATTCACTAACTAATAGATATTATTACATTTATTATAATATATTAAATATCTAAAGTTAAGTTGTAAGTCACCTGCTTGTACATCTTCTTGTAAAGCGTTGCGAAGCATAGATTGATTATTATTTTCACTGTTACCATCTGATAAACCTACTGGTAATGAAGCACTAGCTTCAGCAGAAGACTGTCTTACATCCAGAAAGAACAATCCTTCGTTTGGTAAACTTCTATACTCTTGATAATTAACGTCATATCTTACTTCAGTAGAAGTAGCTACTACACCAGTAGTTTTAAGTACTGGAATTCCAGATATAGTATTTAATCTTCTACGACGCCTTCCAAATAAAAATGGACCCCAAAATGGGAATAACGGTTGTACATTATAGAAAGGATACATAATTACCTCCTTTCTTTATTAGCAACCACAACCACAACCACTGTTATAACCTACGCCATTAAAAGCTGCGTCACCAGCATAAGCTCCCATAGCAGCAGCTCTAAATATTTCAGGATTATAGCATGACAATTGTGGGTAAGGAACGCTTACTGTATTAGGTAATTTACATTTAATACCATCCACATCTGACTGTAAAGAGTTCAGTTTAGTTACAATCGGAGCAGTAGCAGAGCTAATCATATTACCAAAAGTAGCTGTCTGATGTTCCTGACTCAACTGAGTAAGCAGTGTAGAGTTTCTCTCACGTAAGCTATCAATCTTATCAAGCAAAGCCTGATTCTGCATAGCATCCAACTTAGCGATTATAGATTGAGTATTAGCTGTGCCACTATCACGAAGAGCTAAAGTATTACTGTTCATAGTATTAACTAAGTTGTTAGTCTGATTACATACAGACAACTGGTTTTCATAACCCATCTTAGTAATATTGTTATTTACAGCATCAATAGATCTCTGAGTAGTGCAGCAGCAGTTAGCTAACTCAGAAGCAAGAGATGCATTACCAGAAGTAATGGCATTGATTACTTCACAGCTAGACAATTTAGTATCACAAGAAATCTGACTTACACCAGAATTGATAGTATTAAGAGCTGTCTGAACAGCATTAATATCACAATTCAAAGTATTAGACAGTGAGCTTATAGCTTCCTTATTGCCATTAATAGCTTGCATTAACAGGTTGGTATTAGCATCAGTATTCAGCTGAGAAGCTAAACGACCTGCGTCATTACCTCCACGACCGAAACCGTTACCACCAAAACCACCCCAGCAGAAGAAGATCAAAATGATCCAAATCCACCACCAACCGCCGTTTCCACCGAAACCACCGTTGTTCATCATAGCCATCAAAGCAGCCGGATCCATACCTTTATTAGCGTTTTGCATTAGAGCAGCAAGACCAGCGTCAATACCACGATCCTGCACAATAATTCTATCTTCTAACATAATTGATTTAATTTAAAAATTGATTTTTATTAATATCTAACGTAGCGAACAGCTTTGCCACGTCCATATTCTGAATAAGGTTCATACTCTTTTTCTCTTTCGAGCATACGTTCATAATCGTCTTCATAATCTCTAGCTCTGCTAGTAGAATATACTCTACGACCACCACGCATCATACCACCTCTTCTACCACCTCTACGGAATAAGCCGATACGTTCAAATTCGTCATCATCATCTTCTTCGTATTTATCACGCTTTTCAACTTCTTCCTCATAGCATTCCATTTCAGCTTGTCTGATCTTATCACACATAACATAAATATAGTAATACCACATCTTACCTTCATCAATGTCTTTATCATTGATCCAAGCCTTTGCTAATTCAACAAAATGCTTAGTGCTGTTAGAGTTAGTAATATTTATAATTACTTTGTAATAATCAGAATAAACCATGTTAAGTGCTACGAACCAATCGTAACGATTAAATCTGTTACCCAGACTTACTCCGTACTGATTAGCTAAGGTAGTAGTTTCCTCTATAGACCAATGTGGTCCACGAGTACCATCCTCATTTTCCATTTTACTTACAGCTTTACGGGCATGTTCCTCGTTGAAATGAGGACCGTGTTCTGCTTCGTAAGCCTTTACACGAAATATTCTATGCATATTATTATTGATTAATATTATTGAATATATTGATTATTATTTAGGTAACTCGATTATACGAGTATCAGTTACCTTAATTATTGGGTTACTGTTAACTATCTGATATTTTTTGGTACGTATCTTTTTCCAATCAAAGTGCCAGAACCTAACCCAGCCATTCTTATACTTATTACGATATTCTTTCTTCTCTTCTACAAACAAAATCTATTGATTCTTAATATCTAATGTGGCTTTAAGGATTGAGTCCTTTCTACTAACTATGATAGTTGTTAATGGATTAATTTTAAGTTCTTCGTCAAAATCTATTAGCTTGTGCTTTATAATAGTTCTAACAGAATCTTTAATCTCAGTATTGATTACATTTACATTAGTTAGGTTCTTGTCTTTGATTTTAAGCTTTTTCTAAGCATCCTTAGCTTCTTTTAATAAACTATCATTACTAGTATTTAGTTCTTCTATAGTAAGCTATAGTACTCTGTTTAACTATTCTTTCTAGGATGCTAGTTGTTCATAAGCTCTAACATTGTTAGTTATTCTGTCAATCTCTTTATTCTTTTTCTGTAGCTAATGGTTCTAAACAAAAACAGTCGCAATAAGTAAACTAACTAAACCTACTGCGACTGCTCTGAAATTCCTTGTAAACCAATTAACTATCTAATTCAGTATTGGAATCATCTGGTAATTCTTTATCTAATGATATATCTAAATATTTCTCTCCTTTTGCTTTTATAACCTTCTTGAGGATTTTCCATATTTTCCATTGAGGATATAAGTCGCTAAACGATTCTAGTAACGACCAAAACTCAACTAAGGCTATCATTCCTGCTACTATTTCTACAGCATGCAGGTTAATAGAGGTTACTACCAGCTAATCTATTATTGACGCACTAGTTATTGCTACTGCTGCATCTCTAGTCTTCCATATAGTTTTCCATGCTTTATGCGATTCAATCTTAGGATGCCCATATTTTTTAGAGACTTTATAACCATAGATAGCATCAAGTAGTATCAATATACCGACAGTAGTGATAGGAACCCATACAGGTGCGAATATAGAAAGTAGCCCAGTTATAACAGAAGCTACGCATTTATCCGCACTACTGAACATGTTCTTAAATATTGACATAGTATGTTCTCCTAATTGTTGGTAATTCATAGATAGTAGCTGATAATAAAAATCAAATAAAGCCCTATCAGATTAAAAGGGGAGTAAAATCTGATAGGGCTCGAAATTCCGTTTGAGATTATAATTATATAACGATAAGGTTTATTTAAGGTTTCTATTTTGAAAATCTTCTTGCATAAACTAATAGCTCTTTATAGCGTAATATTTTCTTTAATAGATTGATACCATTACAATGTTTAAGCCATCCTATATGACTACACATTTCTTGCTTATAATTTTCCATTGTAATGTTCTTTTTTCTATTCAATCTAGCAGCTTTCCTACACATACTACGCTTAATATTCTTTCTTACTAAAGTATAGTCATGCCTTATTACATAACCTACAAATGATATTCCTCTATCTTCCACTTTAAATACCTGATAGTTATCTTTAAAAGATAATTTTAAAGTAGCTATATACTACTTCATCTCTTCAAATAAACTCCATAGGTATTCTTTATTATTATGCAATATTACTATATCATCTGCATATCTGAAATAATATTTAACCTATTTATCTTCTTTAAGCCAATGGTCAAAGTAAGTTAGATATAGATTAGCAAAGAACTAAGATAAGTAATTACCAATAGGTACACCTTCTGCTGAGTCTATTATCTCATCTAATAGCTATAATAACTTCTAATCCTTTATCTTCTTTCTTATTATACCTTTTAATACTTCGTGGTCTATACTAGGATAGAACTTTCTGATATCTAGCTTAAGACAATAAGTAGTATTATCTACATCTTTTAAAGCTTCTTTAACATTATGTAATGCTTCATGAATACCTCTGTGTTTAATACAGCTATAAGTGTCTTTAATAAAGATAGATACCCATATAGGTTCCATTATATTCATTACAGCATGATGTACTATTCTATCTGGATAATAAGGTAATCTAAATATTAATCTTTCTTTAGGTTCTCTGATTATAAATGTATTATATTCAGAAGTTTTATACGTACCGTTAATTAAATTCTGCTATAGTTTTTTAAGTAATTCTTCTTTATTCTAGTCAAACTCTTTGATATCTTTTCTACTAGATTTATTTCTTCTAGCTTTCTTATCTGCTAAATATAAATTGTCTAAGCTAACAATCTTATCGAATAAATTATTATATCTCTTCATAAATAATATTTTCTGAAATACCTTCGTGCATCTTCGCTTTCGCTACCAATGCACTTAAGAAGCATGTCATATTTTACCAAGAGGTAAGGTTCAGCCCTTGATTTTTTGTCAGTTATAATTTTTTTAATGTATTTCAGTGTCCTAACATTCGCATTGGAATTGTCTAACTCATTGTTAGAATTCAAATTGAACAAACCTGCATTAGACTCATTGTCTGAGTTACTGCTGATTTACTCACGACTGCAACCTTTTATTGGTTAATTAAAACCAGTTTTCTTCAGATTCTATAGAATCCAATTGTTCATAATCCTCATCATTTAACTCTAATGTAGCTGGAGCAGCTGGCAATGCCGGTTCACCATAGAAGGTAATTCGAGTCCCAACAATCGCAAGGGAAGTGCCCAACCCATCGTTAGAATGCAAAGCGAACAAACCCGCATCAGACCCATGGTCCGAGCGACCGCCGATCAGAAGAGTTCTAGGTGTAGCTGTAGCACTAGTCCAGTGATAATCACAATAATAAGTTGTAGCACTAGCTCCATTTCCTACTACAGTTGGGAATAGATCTGCCTAATTATTATTAACGAGTTTTTTCACATATTGATTAGTAATTGTACTTTCCTTAAAGTCTTGTAACTCATAACCTGCTGTAATTAACTGTTCTGCAGTAGGATTAGTTCCTCCTTCAAATGTACCAAACTTAGTATAGTCTTTGCAGATGTATACACTATTATCAGTACCAGCAACTACTACATCAATTACATTCTTCCATACATGACCAAATGGATTCTCAATACCACGGTATCTAGGAACATTAACTACCTTAGTACCAGTAGATGCACCTTCTGCATTAGTGTTAGTATGAGTATACTCAATTATACCAGTACCATTACCTAACGAATTAGTAGTACCACAGGGTACAAATGACCATGTATCAGCACCATTTACCTTTACAGCTCCTGTAGTTACACCTTCACCTAAACCACCTTGATGATAACCCTCTGCAGTTAAATTAGCATTAAATGCTTTCTGACTATTTAATGTAGCATATTCTACTACGAATAACCAAGTAAGATCTCTGTGAGCATCATAAGTATAGATATTCCAGTTATTAGTTCTATTATTGTTTCTAGCCATAGTCTGGAATTCTGTTCTAGTTTTGCTTACTATAGGAGCAGTATTACGAACTTGAGTTCTTAATAAATTATTATGACTTGAACTATCTAGATTTACACTTCCCTCATATGCACCAATATATTTCTTTTCTACTTTAGTATAACCAGGAAGATTGTATTCACTCATACGAATTTCAACTGTATTATCTGGAGTAGCTATAAGTAATCTATAATGTTCTGGAATTTCTACAAAAGCTTCTACACCAACCCCACTACTATCTTGAGATGAGGTAGTACCGTCTTCCCACTTAGTCCAGTCGTTTGCTTTTAAGTATTTCTTAGTATTATCCGTATTGCTGATAGTACACCCTCTCATCTTACTCTGGATAGGAAGTGTTTTATGCATTTCCATATTACCAGTACGTACACCATCAGGACTAGAACTATTAGCTAAGTCAAACTTAACACCATACCACAGTTCGTTTTCATTTCTACTAAGCTTACCAATCTCTTCATCAAGAGTAACTGCAGCACTTATAGCACTAGGACTATCTGCTAAGTAATTAGTACTTGATAAGTCAGGCATTTCATTAGCTTCAGTTAAACCTACCTTGTCATTTACTTTAAGTATAGTACTTCTAAGCTCTGTAATATCTTGATTTAAAGCTGTCTCTAAACTGTCAATATTACCTTGAAGTTCTGTATCCTTAGCTTTTAATCCGTTTACAGCTGCTTCTCTAGCAATCTTTTCATCATTAATAGCATCGGGAAGAGTTTCGTTGATAGCTATCTTCTCAGCACCAGTCATTAAACCAGCGACAGTATTAGTAGCAGGAGTAATAGTAATATCAGCTAAAGTAGACTATACATATTTACCTCCACTCTTTTCTACTCCAGTAAGACTGATAGTAATGTTATTAACATCTGTCTGATCTAACTGGAATGTACTTAATAAATTATCTGGCATAGAACCAACTACATTCTCCATAGCTTTACCCTTACCGCCATCATAAGCAGTACCAGTAATATCACCAATGATAATAGCATTAGAATCAATGTGTACCCATTGTGAACCAGACCATCTAAATTGATAGCTTACTTCACCAGGAGTTATATTAACATAGATTTTATCTCTTTCACCTACTATAGGAGTTTCATGTTCAGCATCTGCATATAACTGTATATTCTAAAGTACTCCAGTAGGAGATACAGTATAAGTAGCATATGCATCCATCACATCATCAACATATGAAGGCAATTGACTAGCAGGTACTTTACCATTGCCATCAAGTTCAGCAAGACCATTAGGTTGACCTTTTAATGCTTTGAAGTCTTGTAAGTCTTCATTCACATCATCAATCTTAGTATCCAGTCTATCTACTTGAGCTTTTACAGCAGCATCACCTTTATTAATAGCATCTACTATACTACTACCTTTAAAGTAGTTATTGCTACTATTGTCAGGCAAAGATATAATGTCACTATTCTTATCATAGTTTAAACCAACAGATTGGACAATCTCTTTAATGTGAGTCCATTGGTCTACATTAGCATCTCTATTCAGTGGTATCCATTTCTTAAGATCAGGACTATATGACTTAATAACATTACCAGTACTGTCTGTTGCTAAGTCAATCCAGTAAGAAACCTCTTTAGGATTTGGAGCATACTTAGATGCTATGAAATTAGGATTTTCTTGTTTAACCATATTTGCAAATATTTAATAATTAAATAATCTCCTGTTCTGGAGTATTGTATTCTTTCTATCTCGTATATTCATCATTGAAATATACAATATTGTTTTCATTATGTTATTGGATTTAATGCTACAACTTGACCAGCTTCAGTCTTATCAAAGTAATTAACTACAGCAAATTCCTCATCTGCTGCCTAACCGTCTCTACTGCTTACATAACTCCTAATAAACTGCTGACCTCTCTTTTCACTATTACCCGCTACATATCCATATCTGAATGCAGTACTTATACTATCGTTGTATATAGTGCCATTCTCATTCATAGCGATTACTTTAATCTATCCTTCCTCAGTCATAGTATCAGTATTCAGACATCTAACAGATCCTATTATTATATCTCCGTCTACATTAGTCTAATCATTCCATGTCTTATACTATTTACCATTAAATGTAACATAACCATTAACGGAAGTACTTAAAGTACCTTTATGTGTAAAGTCTCTCTATATCGTTAAATTGGGCATACCTTCTACGCTATCATCTACAGGATTAATTTTATACCATCTATCAACGTATTTAACAGCTTCTCCAACCCATATTTTATTAGGCATACCTTCTTCAGACACCCAACCATCTTTATCAGCGAATACAAATGATTGACCTGTTACTCCCATATCACTACCCTTCATTTGATACGCTTTTACTATAACTCCTCCTTTATAAGCAGTACATTCAACAGTCACAATACCGTCATTTTTATTTCCAAACCAGTTTCCTCTAAGCTATACAATTAACTATTCCGGCATAGTTAAACTAGGATCATTAGTATATACATCTTGTATGAATTTAATGTCTACCATTACACACTCTGCTCCAGATTGAGTATTATCACCGCCCCAGTATAAAAACGGTTGAGTTCTATTCTCAGAAGAACCCCAATTCCATCCTACGATCTCACTAGGGATACTAGGAGCGTTAGTGATGTTAGTACCGGTATCAAAATCTCTACCGTTAGAATCAGTCCATATGAATCTCAACTATATACTATTGAAATCATAGAAGTAAGCTACATCATCCCTAGTAGGCCATATATGATTTACTCCATCAAATACATCAGATATATTAGTATTGCCTACAGTTCTCTTTTGTAGGGGAACTGCTCGTCCCCCTGCTATACCTAACTCTAACATTACTCACTCTCCTCATCAATAATATTATAAGTCATACCTGCTACTTTAGTAAGCTAATTATATTCAGCTTCAGTACCAGTCCATATAGGTAATGATATCTTACCACTGTTAGCACTAGGTAATGCTAAAGTAACGCCAGTACCCTTATTCATCGCTTGTTGTACCGGATCTAATACAGATATCTTATTCTCACTAATAAGTTTATTTATTAGCTGAGTGATATACTCTTCATCAAGTAATTCACCAACATTACCAAGATTATTCTCAATATTAGTAATCTTATTATTGATACTAGTTATACTCTGTTCAATATCATCTATACTAGATTCTAGATTAGTAATTCTATTATTAACATTAGTTATCTTACTATCTAGATTATTTATTTTACTAGTAAGTTCAGATATACTTTGATTAACTTCATTTTTGAAATCACCTATTGAAGATTCTATAGTAGTATCTATGTAATCCTTAAGTCTATCATCACTAACTACTAAATCAACAATCTAGTTAATAGGAGCTTTAAAGTTCTAATCCTTCTCTGCTATTACCATGTATTCGTTTCCTTCTAGTATACGCTTAGGATCCAGCTCCAATATCTTTATACCGTCACATTTATTCATAACTATTACTCTTTAAAGAACCCACTAGGAGCACTTACTTTATTAAATACTACACTATCAGTAGTAGCTAATGATAATTGAGCTCTAGTAACTACATGAGGATTATCTCTTCTAGCTGCATGAGTATCAATAGCATTCTGTGCATTAGTAATCAATTGTTTAAGCTCATTAATTTGGGATTGTATATTATTATCTGCGTTAGTTCTATTTTCAATCTCTTGATTAATTAACTCAGTAAGATCGGCAACTTTACCATCTACATAAGTCTTAAGTTCATTCTTAGCTTTAGTGATTTCACTATTTATATAGCTTCTTAAATCACTAATCTATTGGTCAATCTTACTATCTAACTCTTGTATATTCTGAGTTAATTCAGTAATTTTCTGTTGAATAGAAGTTAAATCACTACCTACTATATTAGTTATATCTTGACGAATATCTTCAATATTAGAATTGATATTAGTAATATCTTGGTTTATATCATCAATGTTATTATTGATATCTGTAATATCCTACTTAATACCATTAATTTCATTTCTAATATTACTAATCTAAGTAGTTAATTCTTCTACTTTCTGATTAATATACTACCACAGTCTGTTAACTTCCTCTTTCAGTTCATCTTTAAACTCAGCTAATTCATTTCTGATTTCAGTTATAGCTTCATTAATAAACTGTTCTATCTAATCAAGAGCTCTATTAATATAATCAATGATAGCATCTACTTGCTTATCATTCAGATCTAGCATCTCCCATGTATTAGTATCATTACGATAATACCTAATACAACCGCCATAGTAATTAGAGGTAACGTCAATCCAATAATCTACTTCTAGAGGATTAGGCTACGTATCTGATGCTCTAAATCTAACTATCTCTCTCTGTAACATATATTATGCTTTAAATGTTGTTATTTTGTCTTCTGTTCCATCATCATATACATCAATATGAACCCAGGTAACATCTTCCTCTAAACGTACTTTACATGGTAATAACAAAGGTTTAGCCTTTATTATCTCTCTTACTTCTTCTGCAGTCTTACCTTCACATGTGAAATCAATTGCATTACCTGTTACATGTGCAGATACATATACTCCTTTCTTACCCTTTACTAAAGGACACATATTACAACGCATACCTCTTTGATGCATATTACCAATATTGATATGCATTGGCATTCGTAAAATATCAGTACGTAGACACAGTAATACATGTAGTAGCTATGTACTTAAGAACATCCATGACTATTCTCCAAACCTACTATATATGTGATTACATACTAACTCTTTTACATCAAAGTAAGGTTTAAGTTGTTTAATTATTTCTTCTCTCGGCATCATTGTTATTCATCATTAGAGCATCACCAACTAGATTGGCTGCTACGTTCATACCAAATTGTTTAGTATCATTATCTATCTCACTTACCTTCACGTTGATTTGAAGGAGCAGAAGATATATCTGCTCCAACAATTCTCTATCTGTCATATGTGCTAAGTACGGATTCATTAGAATCTAATAGTTTGATCTCCTGTTTGTAACTAGAACGATTTAACTAACTTATACCTATCATTCTCACGTACATATATTTTCCCTATATTCCCAGCATAAATAGTTCCTCTATTAATAGCTAAACCATTAGAAGTTTTCCATGTGAATGTGTTAGGTACTATAAAACCTAAATATGCAGTTTCACCTTCTACTGGCGTCTAACCAGAAGGGAATAAGTAACCAGTACTATAAGTAATACTAGTTAAAGTAAGCTTATTGTCAACTACCTATTGCCCTGCTTGGATAACATTTGTAAATACTTGAGCACCACTCTCTGCTTGAGTTAAAGTAATCTTAGCACTTCTCTAGTTAGTTGTTAAGTTCTATGCTACAGTTATATATGTAGTGTTGGTTGTAGTTCTTGCAGCATTAACCCAACTTGCGTTTGACGAGAATTCGTAGTTTAGAGATTCTGTAGTTTCACTACCGTCGCTTTTAAGTACAGTCTTATAAGAATTCACTGTAAGCGTCTCGTTCGTTTCTGCTGCAGTCACACTTAAATTCGTTGGAGATACGTTAAACGTATATGTAGGAGTATAACCGCTTTGATTTATATAAACATAACATTTCAATCCAGACTCAGCTTGAGTTAGTGTAATAGTACCAGATCTAGATGAGCTACCTGTATTATGATCTACGGTATAAGCACCACTACTTTCAACGTGAAGCCAGCTTGCACTAGATGAGAAGCTTACATTAGCAAATTGTTCTCCATTCTTCCTAGATCTATATGCATAATTTCCAGACCAACCAACAGTGCTTGCAGGAACATCAAATGTAATACTTGTTTTACCAGTATATTCCTCATCAGATTTCCTAATTTCAAACGTGTATTCATCTTCAGCAGGCTTAGCACCTTGACTAACATTAACAGTTAATGTATTACCAGAACCACTCTGAGTTAATACTACTTTTCCACTTCTTGCAGATCCACTATTATCGGATGCACTGATAGTAACTTTACTACTAGTAGTAGAAGTAGTTATCCAACTAGGCTTACTAGACACACTCCAAGATTGACTACTACCATTCTTAGTAGATACTACTGGTATATTAGCAGCAGTTCCATTAGTAGAGAAATCCCACGGGAAGCTTGCACTAACATCTGAAGTACTACCATCTTCCCAAGTAAATACATAATTATCTGCAGGTGGTACATAACCACTTTGTGATATTGTAGCATAATCTCTTTTTCCAGATTCACTCTATATAAAGTACACATTTGCAGATCTAGAAGATGTAGATGAATTAGAACTTATAGTAAATCTACCATTACTATATGTAGCCCATGAAGGTAATGTACTACTATCTATACTGTATCCTAAACTGATCTGATTACCATTTACCAACTTATATGAAGTAAAGCCTATATCTCCTGTACCACCACTAGCTCCAACATTAACTTGCCATGGACTAATTGTAAATACATACTCAATAGTAGGTTCAGCACCAGCTTGAGTAACTGTACAAGTAGCTGACTTGCCACCATGAGTTGCTTTAATAGTAGCAGTTCTACTAGACGTAGATGTATTCTCTCCTAATGTTAAAGTACTAGGTGAAGAGCTACTGCTAAGACTACCTAAGTTAGTAGACAGTGTAGGATTACCTGTTTCTTCAGTAACATCTCCACTAACCCAATATACAGTTCTCTTAGCACTAGCTGTAATAGTAGAAGTACCTCCACTACTAGATACACTAGTAGGATTAGCTGATACAGATATAGTCCATTCACCATATGAACTAACATCATCCCCATCCTGTGATAAACTAATAGTAACTGTCTTATTAGACTCATTCTGAGTTATAGTAACTGTACCTGTTCTATTTGAAGTGATTTCATTAGCAGAAGCACTTACTGTAGTTCCACTTAAAGAGAATCCAGTACCAGATATAGTAGTAGACTTTAATGATACACTGGTATCACCGCTCTATTCTACTCCATCTAATACTTTTCTCTTATAAGAACTAACAGTAAAAGATTTGCTACCACCACCAGCTCCAAATGACATACTAGTAGGAGATACTGTTAAATAGTAATTCCAAGTCTCTACTTTCTTACGTATATCATCTATCTTTACACATTCATTAGCTCCATAAGTAGAAGCATTATCAATAATGATTAATGAATTAATAGCTAAAATCTAGGTCTTAGTAGGACATTCTGTCCCACTCTTACCTAGACTAAGCTTACTTAATATCATAGAATATGTTGCTATTTCATTACTCATGTTGCTTATTCTTTAAAGTTTCTATTTCAGCTTTAAGCTTTTCAATCTCATCCTTAAGCATCTTAACTCCTTCAATAGCTAATACACCTAACATTTCATACTCTACCTTCTTAACCTTAACATACTCTTCACCATCTTTAGTGAATGATTCAAACTGTTCGGGATTACTTACTTCAGATTTAGGAGTAATGCTTTCATCTACTATATCTTTAAAACCTAATTCCTCTAAGTTCTATGCTATAGTACCTATTTGCTTCTGATCATTCATTATAAATGATACAGTAGGTATAGAACATATCTAGTCCAGAGTATAGTCTAAAGGTTTAATATCTGATTTTAATCGAGCATCAGATTCTTTGAAGAAACCATTTGCTGCATATACTTTATCAGTAGCCTTAATATTACCAACTACATGTAATTTCTCAGTAGCAGTAACAGCACCTACGGATACCATATTGGTACTTGCGGTTAAATTTATACCTCCTGTAGTAGTGTTATTATTTGCAGAAATATGAATGCCGTTATCTCGTTGAGATATAAAATACAAATCATTAGTTGTTGGAGATCCTGAACCTATATAACCTGCCTTATTGCCATCACTATTATTGAAACTAATATATCTAGCGACCATATTAGCAGAAGCCTTGATGCTAGCAGAAGATGTAACATTACCTACTGATATATTATCATAAGAGTATATAGCCTATTTAGGAGTTATAGTTGTTGTTCTAGTTACTCCAGAAGTAGGCATAGCAGCATTGGTTATACTTTGAACTAGATTATCTTTTGAAGCACTGGTATACGCATGAACATGGAATGTCTAATATGTTCTTGTCTATTTAAACCACAAATGAACATACCCTTGATGTATAAATGCTTTTATATCACCGAAGCTAGTTCCGTTGTTGACTCCAGTAGGTTGTAAAATCTCATTATTGTCGTCATAGTTATAAAACTATATTACTGTATCAAATGGAGGTTTACTATCATAAGAATTACCAAAAATTCTTACTGTTACCATTGTGTTACCATTAGATGGTATTCTTAGTTTTACTAAACAACCCTTATCGTAATTATATACAGTATATGGGGAGTATCTTTTATCTAACTCATCGGCATAATTACCTTTGTGGAGTAATTTATAATGCTTACCCCCATAATAGAAAGTTGCTCCTTCATCTAAACTATCTACTCTACCTAATGATATACACGGATGAGTTGATAGTTTATCATTATACAGATATGCACCTAATGAGTTAGTATATCCTACTTCTGCAGTTTCTACTTCGTTATTAACAAACTAGATAAGACCCGTAGTATTAGTACCGCGCAAAGTTAAAGGCTAGCCAGATGAAGTTTGATTTATTGATAATACTCCCGTCATAGTATCCCCAGCTTTTTTTACAAAAGCAGATGGACTAATACCACCAACTGTGTCAGCATTACCTGCATTAGCTGGCTTACCAACGCTTACAGTCTATGCACTACCCCCAGATGGAGTTACTGTGAAATTACCAGCAGAACCATTAGCAAATGTATAAGTAGTATTAGTATTCTATGCAGGGATACCTAAAGCAGTTATATCGGCTTTAGTTACAGCAGTAACACTAGCTACATGACTAGTAGAATCAGTAGAGAACTTATAGAATCCAGATGATTTACTAGGTGCAGAACCAGCAGGATGTACATAGTTATTATATGTAGCTCCTTTAGTTAGAGTAAGAGTATCGCCACTAATAGATGCAGTAGTAACAGCATTACCAGAACCAGCTACAGTTACTTTACCAACCTTCTTAGCTAATTCTGTATTCATAGTAGACTACAGATTATTGATATTAGTCTGTAACTGATTATCACCATCTTTTCTAGCTTGAATCTCTACATTCAAATCGTTAGTAATCTCGGATGAACTGCTCTCGATAAGCTCTTCTAATCTATCTACTTCAGTAGTTACTCTATTATCTAGATTAGTAATTCTATTAGGTATATTGACGTCTAAGTTCTATTTATCAGTAGCAGTCATTACACCAGCTGCAGATTGTGTAGCAGCAGGTATAGTCTATGACTTAGTAATAGGATTAGTATATGAATTACTAGCTGCAGATAAATCAGATTGCTTATAATTAATAGTTACACTAGTTGCATTTCTAGATGTTGCATCCATACCAGTAACTAGGTTATTAGGTAGTGAATCAAGCTTATCACCAGGATTCTGTATACTACCAAATTCATTATATAAGTCATCTAATCTGCCTTTATCTATTGCAGACATAGCACCTGCATTAGTAGTTGTAGCTGATGGTATATCTATATTATCATCCTGTAATGGACCATAATTTAAACCATCTTTAGCTGCATACTTATAGTTAATCTTAACTAATTCACCAGTACTAGTAGTAGGAGTAAGATATGAAGTAAGTTTAGTAGGCATACTATTTAAAGCATCTCTATTAGCTTTACCTTTATCTCCAGGATACGCTGTACTAGGAGTTTCACCTAATGCTAAACTCTAACTAATTTCTAAGTATTGAGTACCAGTCCATCTATATGTTAAGTTAGTATCCTTAGATACATATATCTTACCAGTTTCACCAGTCTAAGGGAATTGAGCTTTAGTAGAGAACTCTAATACATCATCTACATAAGATGGTAATTGAGCTGCAGGAACTTTACCAGTTGAGTCTAATTCAGCTAAACCACTAGGTTGACCTTTAGTACTAATGAATGCATTTAAACTATTAGTAATAGTAGTGTCGCCTGCTTTTCTATCTTCAATCTCTTTCTGTAGAGCCTCCTCTAACTTGTCAGTAACTCCATCAAACTTATTCTCTATACGGTCTATCTCTGCTTCTCTATCTGCAATCTCTTTATCGATCTTATCATCAAGATTATCTATTCTATTACTTAGATTAGAGTCAGCTTCCTTTAGATCTTCAATCTATCCAGGAATAGTAGTATTAAGTTCTACATAGTCTTCCTTACTCATTAGACCATCCATAGATGCAGTAGCATTAGCTATACGTATATCCATATAGATATTGTTACCGCTCTTAATAGTGTTCCATGATACACAAGGAGTACTATTCTGTCTAAAGGTAATGCCATTAGTTACTAAGTCATAAGTAGATGTATTAGTACCATCTTTAAGCTTAATATTAGTTAATGCTAAATTACCTATATATACATACTAACCATTATCTGTAAGTACTTTAGTACCATCACCAGTAGTCTTAATAACTGTAGTAGTATATTGTTCTTTACTATAGTTTAATGAACCATCTACAGTAATAGTATCAAATACTACTTGAGATATATTATCTGTACCTTCTTCTTTAATAAAGTCAGGAGATTCAATGTATATAGTACCACCAACTATAGCTACTTCGGTTGCTAAGTCTAATCCATTTCTATTAGAATTAATAGTATAGATAAGCTTACCTTCCTCTATAGCTTGCTTTAATGCGTCATAATCTTCTTGACTTACTTTACCATCAACGATAGTAGGATCAAAGATATACATAGTCATATCTTTAAACTCTATCATTCGGATCTTACCATTTCTCTCACCATCTTGGAATGGAATCATTTCCTATCCTGTGACAGCAGTACGTTCTGAAGCTTGACTAATCTTTAAACCTTTAATTCTTGCTATCATTGTCAATCAAATTATTTTCTTTCTACTATTCTAACAGTACTACACCGTTATCTTCCCATAACCAAGGATCTGCATCCTCTGTTAACAATGCTAATACATAAGGATCATATAATCCTCTAAAGTATCCATTACCACAACCACACTTAATACAATACGGTTTGAGTTTCATAGGTATACCACTATATAACTATGGTTTAACCTAATGTAAGTATCTCTTCAGTATTTCAGAATCTATAGGAGTAGTAACACTAGATGTGTTACTAAACTCCAATAAATCTGTCAATTCATTGTATACTATGGTTGCTACAACATCTCTATTGTTTCTAAGTATATTAGTCTTAAGTATAGAGTTTGTTTTACTGTTTATATATTCTTTTGCTTTATCCATAGTAATTATACATTAGCGTATGTTTTAGTTGTAAGATTGTTTTTTGCAAATATTAAACCTTCTGTTGGGTTTAATCTAGCAGTGTATGTATCGCTTCTCAATACTTTCTATATGTATATACTACCGTCACCAGATATGAGTATCTACGAACCATTACTGCATCTAACATAAATATTTCCTTCTTTAGGAGATGTATTCTAAGATCCATATATATCTATTAGATAGAAGTCTGAATCTGTAGATTGAGGTACTCTCAGTCCACTAAAACTATCACCAACCAATATCACCTTGCCGTTAGTACTATCCCCTACATTAAGTTCATTAATTTCCCCAGAGGAATTCCAAGCGATTTTACCATCTGCCAAAGAACCGCTTCCATCAGAATTAATAGTTAATTGATGCTTAGTACTAACCGTATAGTCTAAACCACTGTTATTAACTGTAAATGCATTAGAAGATCCTTTGGTAAACATCAGTAAACCAGAATCATCCAATTGCATAGAAACATTATTAGAAGAATTACTGTTATCAATCTTTGAATGACTAAAACCACGTAAATCTAAAGTAGTTGTACTACCTCCAGAACTAGAGTCTGCATTAGATAAAGTTATAGAACTATAATTAGAATCTGCAGCTAAATGTACACCTCCAGCTCCAAAATAAGCTTCACCATTCTCAAAGTCTAACAAGAAGTTAGGTCTAAACGAGTTAGAGATATTCATAGGATCTGAAGTATTAATCAAATGATATTCAGAACTATCACCACCACTAGCATTCTTACCTCTTTGTGAGAACATTAAGTTGTTATTGAATACAGCTCCACCTACTAATGAGTTAGGTGCAATAAGTAAGTCGGTATAAATAGCTTCAAAGTTTTTTAATGGTTCCCATGCACCAGAGGTATCTGTTCCTGGCGATTCGTTATTCTGCTACGTACCAATCCATGTCATTACGGCTTTTAAAAAGAAATAGTGATTGCCTTCAGTATCTCCTCCAGTATCATATACATATGGAGCAGTTTCTCCATCGTTAATGTAAGGAGTAGTAGTACTATATATACCCATAGGATATGCTATAGGTTGCGAACCTACTGGATCTGGAGTAATTATACCACCCATAGGATTAGGTTTAGACCATGCAGTTTCCATCTCATCATCAATGACTCTACATTGAATAAACCATATGTAATTATACTCATCTCCATTAGTAAGTTCAGGAACATCCATAGACCAACCTGTAGGGTCTCTCTTCCATTTCATAGTATCATTCCAAGCCTCACCAGTATAAGTAGTTTCAGTACCTTTACAGTATCTTACCTCATAACCTACTCCAGGAATACCAGATCCACCATTATCACCAGTCATACCAGTCATATAGTATGGATCACACCATTGTTCCATTAATGTATTATCTCCACCATTTATAAGAGCAAATGTAGCCCATAATACTTTACCGCTACTTAATGCTGGCGCAGTAGAACTCCAACCTGCAGGATAACGTTCAGCAGCATTTAACTAAGGAGCAGTTTCCCAACTATTGTTTCTAGCAAATCTGTATTCATAGTAGTTACCATCCATGCCTTGAACCTTACCTACATTTACCCAATCACTACCATTCCATACCCATAAGAAGCCATCAATAACCCAACCGTCTCCTATTTCATTACCACTAGTTGGAAGATCATCTGTAGAATCTAAAGTACCTTTAATAACAACCCCTTGACCTGTTACTTTTACTACAGCTCCCCATTCTATTACCGTACCTGTCTCACCTTGAACTAATGCTATACATTTCCACCATATACCAGTAGACATATCAGGCGTAAGTACCCAACCATCGCCTGGATGATACGGATCATTACTAGTAGGTTTCTCAGGTTGAGTAGAACTCTATTTAAATGCTTCTACTTGATAATTAAAGTTATTACCATCAAGACCAGGTACACCTGTAATTAAATAAGGTCCTTGCCAACCTCTTTCATCTTCAGGTAATGATTCATCAATTACTAACTTATTATCAAAAGTAACTAAAGCTTGAATCCCCCATATTGCTTCTTTGCCAGTTGCAGTAGGCATACCTACACCCCAAATACTACCAGGGTTAATATTTAATCTATCTGGATCTCTAGGTTTAACGTCGCTACCAGATGTCTTAGTATACATTACTCTAAGATGTTGACCATCTTGACCATCATCTCCCCATTTAGCCCATAATGCTGGAGAACTAAAGTTACCCCATTTGTGTGTATCACCTTTATATTTTCTTTTACTAACCCACTCGTATTGAAGTTCTTGTGTTACTCCTTTAGGATCATCAAACCAAGGTTGTTCACCAGGAGCTGATTGAGGTATATATTCATCCTGATCTGGGTTGTTATCTGTAATCTCTTTAGGAGAAGCTGGTAGTTTAGTACGTTGATAAATATATTCTACTCCATCACCATCTTTACCATTTACACCCCATTTAGACCAAATAGTAGGATCACTCCACTCACTCCAACTACCATCAGTTTGTAAGTTATGTGAACAAACCCATTCACATTGATATTGTTCGCTAATACCTGTAGGATGATCAGTCCACCCTTGTCTAATAGCTTCAGTCTGGCTGTTACCTGTAGGTTTAGTAGGTGTAACTAAACTAGTTACAGTAAGCTTATACACGAATTCGATATTACTACCATCAGCTCCATCATGACCATCTGCTCCAGTAAGTCTCACTGGTGTACTCCAAGGTACTATTATTGTACCTTTACTAGAGAATGTAGCAGTAGACATCCATACATAGCCATTAGGATTACTATCACTACCAGACCATCCTTCAGGATATGTAATAGTATTAGTATCGTAATCCCAACTACCTCCTACAGGAGTATCGGGTCTTTGTATAGTTTTAGTAGATTTGTATGCTATTACTACTCTAGTAGTATCTCCATCTATACCTGGTACACCATCAATACCATCTTTGCCATCCTATCCATCTTTACCATCCTTTCCATTTTTACCGGCATCACCAGTTCTACCAGCTGGTATACCAAATGAGAATAGGAATTGGTCTTTATCCAAAGATACAGATGCAGTAGGTGTACTTGATTCATATACATCCTTAATTGCAGCTTTAAACTTAGAATTACCTATAACTATATCAGCTACAGATTCAAGCGGTAATTTATAGTTATTATCTTTTTCTGCAGTAACAATGTATTCACTACCTGTAGCTTCAAGCTTCTCTTCTAAGTCTAATATCTTTACACCATCACATTTTTGTATCATATCTATTTATTTTATAATTTACAATAACTATTACTGCAATTTCCTGTACTGCAAGTATTGTTAGAACAAGAGTAACAAATACCACTAAATAAAGTAGCAGAGTTACGCTCTTTCTCTAAATGAAGACACTTATCATTTTCTGTATTGAAACAATCACCTTTCTGAGTAAGAATAGCATTGTTACAGCAAGTACTAGCTGCACATTTTGGTTTGATAGATATCTCAAGTAATCTACAGATATCTACATATAATTGTAAAGCATCACGATAGTAATCGGATGCTAAAGCATACTCAAGCAACTATCTCTTAAAGACTACTAACATTATGTTCTGCATAGTCTGATCATCTAAACAAGTTGAGCAGTGAGTATGTAATTTCCTAATCTCTGCCATATATACAATTGAAGGATTGTAGTATATGCCATGAAAATGAATTTCTTCCTATTCCGTAAAACATCTCAAAGTAACGTATTTCATATTCCAATCTAATTCCAGAATATCGTCATTAGTTACAGTTACATTATTTTCGGAATCTACTGTAATATTCTCGGAAAAGCTAATGTTATGTATAGGACTGTCTTCAAGTATGTTCTTTAAATTCCATACTTCATCTATATAAACTTCCTTACTATAGTTACTAAGATCTACTTCAGTCTCTATCTTAAAGGTCAGTTTATCACCATCTATTTGTATATTTGTTAATTTGTCCATATATCAACAATAAAAAAAGTGGAGAGTGGAATATTCCACAACTCCACTTCTGTAGTTTGTAAAAGGAATCTTATCCCAAATTCAATCTCTCTAACGTGGATTAGGCAATTGTCTTACCAGCAATAAATGACTGAATACCTTTATCTACAATAGAATCAACTAAACTAGGACAATAAACTTCCGTAGTCAACGGAGTAGTCTTGATGTACTGATTATCATTGCTCAAGTACAGGTTATCGTTTTCGATGATAGCATAATCATATTCTGCATCTTCTACTACTTTACGAGCCTGTTCAACAATAGGATATGCACCAGTAAATACGTGACCTTTATAACCCATGTTACGTACTTCTGCATCACGTACTTGCTTCCAATAACCCTTACCTGGATTACCGGCAGTCTTAACAATCGTAGCACCTACAACTGCCTTAGGCTGATTAGCAAGCAATGCACCAGGAATAGTCTCATACAGAGAAGCTTCCATAGATACAACGCTATATTCATTTAAAGAATAAACGCCTTCATTATCATCCTTCGGCATAGCAGTCAAAGTCAGAACTGCAGCAGAAGCAGAAGCCTGTACTCTACGATTCTTATGAGCATTGATCTTCTTCAACAGAGCATTTACTAAATCTGCAGGGGTAGTAGTTTCAGCATATACTTCATAAGTATGAGTAAACTGCCAAGCGGCTTCATACATATCCTTATAAACAATACGCAAAACGTAACGATTACCAGCAATGATAGTAGCGTTAGTCAAAGTGATCACAATCTTTTCTTCAACAGGAGCTACATATTCACCGATTACTGCAGACGGTTTAGAAGCTTTCTGAATTTCAGTAGAGAAATCAATATTAGCTTTCTGTGCTACTGTACCATCAGGCATAGTAACATTCATCTTTTCACCTGCTACACCTACATACAGAGAGTTAGCATTTACTGCATCAGCAGCAGTCTTAATAAGAGCCTTATTCTCATCGAACAAAGCAACATCACCAACAGCTAAAGCATCCACTGTAGTGTAAGAAGCCGGAGCTTGTTTTCCAATCAGAACTGAGTGTACTGAAGTTATCATATTAAATGTTTGTTTTTAAATTAGACATTAGCGCTTAGTCTATTCGCTTACTTTCTACTTTCATTATTTCAGATTTCCACGGCCGTAAGCGCCTTAATTATTCGTCCTAAGATTTCTTAGAACTTGCATTAGGTATAGTTTGTACTATCATTTGAACTGCTAGATCAACTATATCCTAGTGTGTATTTTCTGGTAAATCTGTATACTCTTTAGTTAAATCCTAGAGAGTACCTAAATCCTTAGCTTTTCTTAAGTAAGTAAGCTCATAAGAACTTATGTCATATTTACCATCAGTATATAATACAATTTTATTGTCAGTATATACTCTAATAGGTTTTGCTTGATTATAACGCAATTTATGATCTGATAGACTATTACTTAGTCTAGAGCTTACTGTCTCTATTGTAGCCTCTATTACATCAGATTCACGAGTAATTAAGTTATTGCATTTATTATCCTTTATACTTATGTATACATTTTCACCAAGTGCAAACATATAATCTTCAGGATAATCAGCTTCCCATTTATTACCTAATTTACTAAAGCTATAAGTAGTATAGCTCTTAGTATTTACTAAAGTACGTATGTTATCAGTAATCTCTTGATTCCTCTAGAATACTCTAAAATTCTATTTGACATATTCGTCTTTAGCTTTATTTATAAAATGAAACAAAGTATCTGAAGGAAACTTGATAGTTTCATTATAATGAGGTATGATATTATTCAGCTGCCTCTCTACATTTATTTGAAAATCTCTCTCACACATAATTATTCAGATACTTGGTTTAACTAAAACTTAGAAGATTGTCTTTGAGATTCTATATTCTCTAAAGCAATTACTACAGCTCTATTAATAATCTCATACATGACATCCTCAGGAAAATCTAATTCTTGTTCAGGTTTAGTGTAGTCAAACTTAGTTGGTTTCTTAACATAAGTTAGATCTACTCTATAGAACTCTGTATTATCTTCTACTCTTGGAGCATACATAGGATCCTGCATTAAAACAGGATCTACGTATACTAAGAGTTTATCATTTTCTAAAGTAGCTACTGGATTCTCTACCCAAGGTATATTATTATAAGTCTGCTTAAAAGGCTTTACTAATTCATGACTAGTAAGTACACAGTTAGTCTAGAATTGTCCATACTTAAGTAATACACTAAGTATAGTCATTCTATTATCTTCATCATGAACATCTTCTAATGCATACTCGTTGTAGCCTGTATGTACAGCATGAAGATTAACATCTGTAGCTATTAACTTTTCTATCTCAGATAAGTTAGACACAGAACCTTCTAAACCTATTCTTAAAGCATTATTGCCAGTAATCTTATTACTTAAGATTTCTAGCTGTGCTTGATTAAGAAATAAGTCTACTTCCTCGTCTAAAAATGCGGGGCATCCGCCATAAGCAATACCTTCTGCATTCTTATCCAGAACTACCTTGAAAATTATATGAGAATCTTTATTAGTCATTACTTAGATTTTATTTCCTACATTATTGCCAATTTTATTTCTTGATTCTTCTTATCCTTAAGATAAGCAATTACATCTTCAAGACCATTACCAATTAAATCAGTACCAAAGTAATATTGAGCACGATTCTTTCTAATAATGTTTTTAGCAATAGCTTCTTCAATTACGAAGTTAATTTCTTTATTAGGATTATTTACCCATTTCATCAAGAACTTAGAAGGATCAGCTTCAATAAATTCTGACAGTTTAGCTTCAGCAACCTCATTAGACATAGAATCTGATTTCATACCATAGAGACGTAAACACTTACGCATTTCTTCAGTAGACATCTTATCCATCTCTCTATATGCTTCACGCTTAACTTTATTGAACTTATTCTGTTCTTCTGCTTCACTATCCTTATTAATCATAACATAATCAGTGCTAGGTTTAATATCGTTAAGACCATTAGCTACTCTTTTATGTTTCTTAAGGAATAGGTATTTTAATTCATCCTCAGGTCTATTAGTATCCAATATCAAATCCTTTTTGCCAATCTTAATAGCAAAAGTATCCCAGAATGTACTATTGGGAGATAACTATCCCTCAGGATAACCAATTTCTTTTTCTAATCTGGTCGCATCTTCTGCAGATAAACCAGTATATAAATTACCAGATCTAGTCAAGTAAGTGCTTACATAATCAAAACATGTAGGCCATTTAGTAATCCCAGTCCAGGGATTAGTTTTAATTATTCTAACGATTACTTCCATAATATAAAATATTAGATTATCAAGTTAGTAGGGGCCCTAAGGCCCCATCATTTATTAACCACAAGTTAGCTATTACTCAGCATCCATGATTAGTTCCCCACACGCACGTGGATCCCTTAACATTATGCCCATTTCTCCTAAGAAGAAAACTGTATATCCGTCCTTACCATTAGATCTCAGAGTATTAATAGACTTACCATAACCAGACGGAAGAACTGCACCACCAGTAGTCCAAGTTACGAATTCACGATCCTTACGAACTACCTTAACGATGTTAGCTTCACCATCACGTCTACCCAGATCCAGGAATGTCATACGATATGATTCCAGCGGTTTCAGAGTAACCGGATGCAACTTACGATTGTAAGTAATATCGTCGTACAGCGGGAAATACTTCAGAGTCAACTCGATACCATTAGTCATCTTATAAGTCTTGAACTGACCACCGAAAGTAAGACTATCACCAGAACCAGTTACAAATACAGTATCAATAAGGTTCATGTTAACTACCTTTTCCTTCAGAATTCTATCGAATTCACGGATACCCATTTCACCAGTCAATGCAACAAACTTACGTTCGTTAGTACCAAGTACATTGTAAGACAGGTCAAACAGGAAGTCTTCTAGCAATTCTGCAGTAAGATGAGTATAGTAACGTCTGTTAGACGGAGCAATCTGTTCCAACAGACCAGCACCAATAAATACTGGACGACCGTTGGTACCCTTCAGGTTGCAAGAACCATCCTTGTTAACATTAGTCTTCGCATAAACAAGCATACGCTCACATCTCTTATACCATTCACGCAGAGCTACCCATTCCTGATAATCAGCCCACAAGTAAGACTTCTTACCAGTCTTAGGATCCTGTAAAGCAATTGCCATTACTGTAGAATAAGCTGAACCAGTAATATCATAGTTGATACGAATTGTAGTAAGATAATTACGCATCTTGAAATGAGTATTATAGTTCAGGATATCACCTTCTTCACTGTATTCTTCAACAGCAGAAGCCAGACGAGATACTTGACAACCCGGTTTCAAGAGTTCTGCGGGGATATAAGAAGTAGGCTGACCATCAGCTACAAAACAAGTATATACCCACAAGTTACCGTCCTGATACGGAGCACCTGCTACACGTACTTGGAATTCCTTATCATCAAATTCCAATATAGCAGTAGGACCAAACCAGTTATCTTCTAACCACAGCATGATAGGTGTATTGCCAAGACCTGCAGTTGAATCATCTGTAATAGCTGCGCCATTCCATTTTGCATCTCTAATTGTAACTGCTCTATCGGCATCAATCATTACATTCCACTCCCAGCTCGGTTGATCAATGGTCATTACGTTACCAAGACCACCAGTAAGCATATCCAAAGAAGTGTTGTAACCATTATCTTTGGTACCGAATACATAGGACAACACAGTAGCAACCTGATACGGATTCTATTGTGATGCTGCAGAAATCTTAGCGGTATCAATCAAATCACTGAACCACTTACCTTTATACAGTACCAAATTATTCAGAATATTATTATCCATAAAATACTAGTAAATTAATTTTTAGTTATTATTAATTAGCACGCAATCTTCGTGCGAAGGAATTCCACATAGACTCGGTGCTAGTGTTATCCTGTTTATTAGTCTTTCTACTTACTCCTGCCCTATTAAGGCTATTTTTGAACTTGTTAATAGCAGCATTTTGACCTTTTACTTCAGCAGCTTTTACAAGTGTATCTCCTTTCATAGTGAAGTAGGCAGACTCAATTAAATTTTTTACGCTCTTAGACCAATCTTTTTGAAATTTGGTCATACCATCAGAGGTAGGTTTGAATATATATTCCAACAGTATTTGTTTATCCTTTTCTGGAATTTTAACACCGCGGATATTATCCATGCCCTTTATTTCGTTGACAACGGTATCAAAGTACTCCTGTTGACGTTGAGCTGCGAGCTTAGCGGCATTTTCTTGGTCTTTCAATAGCTGTTGTTTCTTATTCTCTCTTATGTCCTTAAGGGCTTCAGCAGCATCTTGAGACTCATCTTCAAGAATACCAGCTTCCTCGTATTTAGTAAGTTTCTTTTCAATCTATTTAGCATTAAAACCCTTTTCTTTAAGGAATTCTTTCAATACTAACTTCTGATTACTTTCATCTTCGAGATCGATATCATCAAGATCAATTTCATTATCAATTGAGAAATAATCTCTCAAATTACCACCATTCTTAACAAACTTATCAAGTTGCTCAACTTCTTCACTAGCGTATTGTGGTACTGAGTTTTCCTCAATTACATCATTAAAGTAATCAATTAAATCTTCTACAGTCTTAGGTTTATCATCATCCTCAATGTCATCCCAACCTAATTTTTCAGATAAAGAGTCAAAGAAACCTGTTACTATGGTAGTTTCATCAGCAGACTCTTCTGGTTCTTCTTCCTCAACTTCAGGTTCTTCTACTTCTTCTTTTGTAGTAGTCTTAGGTTTAGCCTTGGGTTTAGATTTTACTTCTTTATCTTCTTCCTCAGGTTCTTCCTTTTCCTCAGTTTCAGTTTTAGTATTCTTACGAATATTATCTAATTCTTCTTCACTGAGTTCTTCTCCTACTCCTTCAAGATCAATTTTTGTTTCTTCCTCTTCCTCACTAGTAGGAGGAGTAATAGGTTTATTCTTTACACTTGCTCCTGGCATGAGATCTTCAAATACCTCAAAACCGTTCAATGTTACATTATCCATAATTATATATAATTAGATTTATTATTTTTTCTTTCTTCCTTTATGTTTCCATTTTTTCGCATTCTGAGCAAAGATAGCCCTCTTACGTGTCAATGGATTTTTACTATGAGTAAGTTCTTCTGTAGTTTTACCAGTTCTTTTCTTTAAGGCATTAAACTTACCTCTATTCTTCTTCTTTATGTGAATACCACCATACTTATATGAAGGTATAGGGTATTCCGGCATGATACCTGTATAATCTATTAGATCACTCATCTTTGTTATTATTAAAGTAAGCATTAGCTCCTAATGCAGTAGTACCAAGCAACGGAATAGTGTTAAACCATTTAGTATACGCATTAATATTCTTATGCTGTTTAAACATCTTCTTTATAGGATCACTATCAGACATTTTATCTAGATACTTCTTAAGTAGAGTAGACGATACTGGTTCATCTAAATTCTATACATCTCCATTCTATTTGAGCATAGTTCTTAGCTAATTCATATAAGCTTTCTATTCTGTACCTTTTCTATAATAACTGGTAGCATCTGTCTATTTTAATGAATTCTCTAGCTGTTTTAACATATTATTGTTAATAGTTGTATTTGCATTTCTACTAATTATATAATCAGTATAATGATTCATCTCATGATTAGCTAATTGCATAGGATCTCTATACATTCCTGTGTTTACCCATAAATCAAACTCATTAGGTTCTGCTCCTACTCCGGTCTTATTAAATCGTTCTTCTGCAAATGGTTTAGCCTATAATCTTCCAGAAGCTACCATATCTTTGGGTTGAACTTCAGGTAAATCAAAGTACCTATGTTGATACAAATCATCAAGCAGATCATAAGTTTCACTATAATTAGTACCGAATATTTTATCTGCCTATTCAGCTCTATTACGGTAAGGTATCGTATTAATATCTTCTAGAACTCTATTTCTAGAATTAGCTATATCTGATAAATAATCTCTTTTCTTACTAATATTACCCAGAGCCTAATTTATTAAACTTTGTTCAGTTCTATTTACAGTAGGAATGTATCTAGCAGCAGCTTTTACATTTCTTAAACCACTAGGAACAAAAGGTAATACTGTAAGAGCGGCTAGTCCAGCACTCAACCAATCTCTATTCTTTACTGCATCATAGGCGTCTTTAGCCGATATAGCATCACCAATAGGAGTCATATTAGCAGCATCTTCAAGACTGAACACAGGTTTTAAACCTTCTTCTAAAGGTCTACCACTACTACTTCTACCCGTAGCCTGATAGAATCTTTCCTTCTCAGGATCACCTACCTCACCGCCATCTGCAAATGTTTCTACTTTCCAATCCCAATAGCCTTTACCGGGATTATTTTCCCGGTAAGACTTTAGGTTCTGCATTCTCTATTTAAATGCTCGTTTATCCATATGTAAAATCTGTAAAATTTCTTTTACCTAAGAATTGTTGTCCATTCATGTAAATCTCAGCTTCTTGAGAAGATTCAGATATGCAAATAGTAATTATATCTTTTTTAAATATTCTAGTATCCAAAGGAGTACCTATAAAGAACATTATATACTATTGTACTTCATCTTCATCCTACTCTACGAATCCGTTATCTAATAGTCTCTATATAAACAATTCAATTCTTTCTTTAATAGTAGGTTCTCGTTCCATAACTATTATTTCTTTCCTTCTTTGCCCTTCTTAGAGCTACCGGATTTCTTACCTCCACATGCCATAATTAATCTCTCCTATTATTTAATTGTTTTAAGATACTGTTTCCAATTCTTTTTATTAGCCTTATAAGTCTTCTTTCTGTCTTTAATCTTGTACTTATCAAGATCTTCAGGCTTACGTGTTTTCAGATAGTCAAAGTTATCGTCATTAGCGTAAGCTTCCATCTCATAAGGAATGGTATAGTAAGCACTAGATGCAGGGTAGATAATTGGATTACCTTTAATCCATTCCCACACATAGGACCAATAATAACTTATCCATCTCTTTTTATCTTTAGCTTCATAGAGATGAATATTTTCATGATTCCAAGTAGTAGGCTTAATCTGAGATTCAGGTTTTCTACTTAACAAGTAACCACACCAGCTCATTGCAGAATAACCACTAAATGGATAGTGATCCATGTGTTTATATTCTACTTTATCTGCTTTTACTTTAGTAAATAGTTGTTTAACTATCCACCATGTTTCTTTAAACCAATTCATAATTATTTACTCTTTTTAGCTTCTGCGTTTGTCTTATTCTTAAGTGCTGTCTTAGCTTTTAATCTTTCTCTCTCCATTGCTGCTTTATCTTTAGCTGCTTGCAACTTCATTTCGTGATCCATTCTTTCTCTTTCAAGCTGATTTTTCTTATCTTCTATCTCTTTCTTCATCTTCTGCTCTCTAATCTTAGCATTGAATTCAAATTGTTTAGAAGCTTCATCAGATGCTTGCTTACGTTCAGCTAAAGCTTGTTGAGCTATCTCTACTGGATCTGGAATTCCATTACCGTCTTGATCCATATTCTCAGCACCTCTATAGGCATTAAGTTGAGCTACAGTAATCTTAGTAGCATTATCTTGATCTATCTTATATTTCTCAAGATCCATTTCTGCTTCTTTAATCATAAGCTCCTCTTCCTTAATCTCATTTTGCATCTGAATAGCTTGCTGTTCACGTTCTGCTTGAGCTTGTTCCATAGCTTGTTGTTGCTCCATACGTTTTTGCTCAATTTCCTCTAATCTAGACTTAATCATACTAATATTATCCATAGTAATGATTTCAGCTATATCAAGTAAGCTAGCTCCGTTCTGCATAGCAGGTTGCATTAACTGCTTAAGTGTTTCTATATACTGTTGATTCTTAGTAGTATCTTCTATAAAGATATCAAAATCCTCATAAAGCATATCATCTGATAGCGTTAAGAATGCTCTAGTAGCATCATCTAATATATATTGTAGATGAGTTTTACTACTATCTTTCCAAGCCCATCTAGCAGTATTAAGTAGCATAGTTAAGCATTCTCTCTTTACCTAATTGTGTGTCCAGAACCAAGGTTCAGTAATATGAGCTGATTGTACTACAGAACGCTCTACATTACCTACTAATTCATTAGATGAAATAGACCCTTCTCTTTGCTTACTAACTCCAGATATCTCAGATAGCATACTTTCAATCTTATCCATAAGATTAATATACTAATCTATAGTATTAGCCATAGTAAGGTCAAGAGCTGTAATCTAGTTAAACTGACTAGGTTTACCTCCTTCTCTACCAGGTATATCCCATCCTTCTTCATACGGATTAATAAAGTTTACACCAAGAGCAGATAAATAATGCATCCATTTAGATACATCTATATTCATAGATTTTGGTATCTAAGTAATATCCATATTTACTACTTTACCTTTATCTCTAGCCATAGCAAGCTCAAGTCTATACCATAGTACAATATACATATACTGTAATGGTTTCATCATGCTTACTAAACTACGTGGTCTACTGTTTGTATTATTATATACTACTCCAGTATAAGGCAATCTCTAAGAGTTAGGATTATCAGATGAAGTATATTGATATTCTAATGGTTGTATTCCTATATATAAGTCTTCTCCAGCTCTATATCCTTCCCATACTTCGGTAATCCATTTCCATTCTACATTAAGTTCCATCCCGGTCTCTTTATAGCTCTCATCTACTTGATATTCTTTAGGCTCACCTAATTCAGGATCAATTATAGTAACAAAACCTATTTTCTTAAATGATTTCCAGCAACAGTGCCATACTTTCACACTATTAGTACTATCAAATGGATTACTACTGAATCCGTTAATAGTATGTGTTTTAATATGAGTATAGTCTAAAGATGTCTTTCTTACTTCAGGATTTATACCTCCTTTAGAAGCTTGATCCATCATATCTAACAACTAATTTAGCTGTTTCTCAGACATCTTATCGTATAATCTATCATATAGTTCAGTTACAGACATATTCATTTCATAACAACACCATTCTGCGTCATGAATGAATTCCAAGTCGGACGTTTCAGTATCATAATCAAAGTAGATAGGATTAACACGTTCGAGGCACGGTTCTCCATTCAGTATACCTACATAGTATATCTCTTCCCCACCAACTAAAGCATCCTTCCAACCTTTAAAGAATTCATGAGTAATGTTTAACTTATTTTTTAAGTAATTAAGACTGTGATATGCAGTTACTTCTGCTATATCTTTATAGTCTTTACTCATGTATTTTTGTATCTACTAAGGAGTCATTATCTCACCATTCTGTAAAGCTTCCTAGTATCTAGCTTGTTCTTCAGGACCTAATTTACTCATTATAGTAGCCTGAATGTAATCTATTAAAAGCTATTTAGCTCTATCCTACATTTCACTAGCAGCTATATCACTTGTACGTACTACTCTGAAGTTGAATGGTCTTTTAGTTTCTTCTCCCAACAGTAAGTCTATTTTGGGCTTAATTATATTATAATCCTAAGCCATTGCAGGAAAGCCATCCTGCTATTTAAAAGGATTAGTAACATATTTCAGATCTTTTTCATTGTATATACTATTATAAAGATCATAGTATGTTTGCATCTCCTCTCTGCGAGTTCTGTTATTACCATTTCTAGAACCTCCTAAACTACGACCTATAACATAGTCTATACAACTTTCTTGCCAGTCTTTTGTCTTCTTAGACATAGGAAGTTTCTATATTGGCATTTGATTAATATTATTCATAATTAAAACATATATGCTTCGATATTATCTATAGCTTCGTCGTCACGAAACCATTCCTGAGTAAATATAGGGCCTTCAAACAGTACCCTATTTCTATTCTCTTTTTTAATCTCTTTTACTTTAACATTATATAGCTATTCTCTATATATCATTACTTGGGTCAACGCCATTACACGGTCTACGTTAACTACATCGTTTGCAGCTATAAGTTCCTCTAATAGCGGTTCCGACATTATATTGTATAAGTTCTTCTTGCCATCTGCATTAATATCGTTAAGCCAATCCTTTATTAGACCCCATCCCCATTGCTTAATCTATTTATTCATGTGGCAACCTTTCTTTCTATTTACTTTAGAATTACTTACTATATCGTTAATTATATCTGGTTGATCAGCAAGTAAGTAGTCACAATGCTTATTAGTAAAGTAAACAAATATGCCTTTATTTTGATTCTCATACATTGCTCTAGCATTATAGTATATAAGTAATTTACGTACATTTTCATAAAAATCTTCTGCTGACTTAGGTCTGCCTGTGTACTCTGCTACTATTATATCTGAATACTATTCTATAGACTATACTCTCTTATATATAAAACAAGAACCCAAAGATGTAGTACTTGATTCATCATAGTCGTATGAGTCTATACCTGCAATATACAAACCAGCACTAGCATCCTTATTAGGATGCTCCCATATTACTATAGAACCAGTAGGATCATCTCCTACTAATGCTCCAGTAACTTCATCGCGTTTAGTCCTTAAAGGGTAATGTGTTATATCTCCAGTTTTTTTAATAATCCATTTAAGGCTACCATCAGGCTGCCATACTAAATCACCTACCTATTTATGATTCTATAATTTTTTGTTAGTTCTAAGTAATGCTAACTGTTCCTGCAATTCTTTTTTGGGAAAAATGTTACCATTAAACTCTAACATTGCTTCTGCTGGAGTAATAGGTCTTTCTGCAACGTATCTGTCAACTGCTGCGTTATTAGTGGCATTAGTTATTACTACTTGCCTTTCTGCTAATATGTGTTCTAAAGACTTCTTACGGTACGTATTACCGTCCTCGTCCATATATATACGTTTACCATTCTCATCACGTATATCTAAGTTAGTATATTGAGGTACAAAGAAACCACATTTATTAGTAGTAGCAGACTCATCCCATATGTTATCAAACCCTAAACAATTGTATCCATCAGGGTTGTAAAACATATCCTTCATAGTTTCAAATGCAGAACCTTCATCACCACCAGTACCCCATACTATCATAGTACCAAAGGCTATACCATCTACCTCTACAGAAGGTCTAGCGATTTGCCATGCTGCGCCTAATTCAGAGAAAGAACCGCCCTCTTCAAACATAATAAGATTAGCTTTCTTACCACGTACTACGTCAGGATTGTCTTTCAAAGTAACACCTATAATTTCTGATTTATAACCTAATTCTATGATATTGCCGTAATCATCTTTAGTGTAGAATCCGGCACGTCTACGCATCTAAGTATTAACTGACCTTTTCTTCCCCCAAGCTGTATTCTTATCTATAAAGTCCATATAGTCCCAAGCTTTAGTAAGAATACCATCATCTGTCAAATATTGCTTATTTGACGCGTATATAAAGGTTTTAGAGTATGGTATTAAATAGAAATTACGGCACGCCATAGACCCGCCTTTATATGAGAAACCCTTACGTCTAGACTTAAGTAAGCATAAGTGTTTACCCTATTCTTGAGCCTCCTATACTGCATTAAAATAGTAATAGTCATAATCCCAGAAGTCAGGAAATGTAACCTCATTAACACGCTTTACTTTAGTATTTCCAGACTCATCTGTTGTAATACGGTTAACTATACGAGATATAGGGCAATAGTTTAAATAAAAATAGTTATACCCACTAATGAAATCTCCATCATCAGCAGTATAACCATACTTACATCTATCCATTTGTTCATCCCAATATTTAAAGTACTCTGACGTACCAGCGGGATACTAACAATAAGAGCCAGTCTCCAAAAACTTGAGGGCTGGCTATCTAAACTTATTGCTGTTTTTTATCTATTTACTGAAGTCTACTGTCATTTTTTACTAATTCTTCAAAGGTGTAATATTTATAGTTTGTAAATGCGAATAGTTCTTTTTTTATAGCTTTTAACTTCTCATCTTCCATAAATATAGGTCTTCCTAATTCATCCTCCATATAAAATATTACATTTTTACCTCTCGCTTTTTCCATACTTTTTACCAAATAATTCTAGTAAATCTTCTTCTAAATCTTTAAGTGTTAACTTACTGTAATGATGTGAATTAGCTTCATCTATTTGTGGAATTAAACCTGATTTCTTTTCTACAATTTTCGGCATATTCTTTCATTTGTTGCAGATCCATCGTTCTATAAATAAATCCTACTTTATTGCCTATTATAGTATGACCGTATAGTACTTTGAATTTATTATTACTAATTTGTTCTATTCCTTTCATACAAAGTTTAGTTAAACTACAGTTTATCTGAGAACTCTGTCAAACTCACCTACTTACGATTAGGTCCATCATGAGCTGTGTTAACTATGAGCTTCCTTACATAGCTAGTGACTTAGGAGGTTACGTTGTATGCGCGCCATACTTCAATATCTTAATATTTTGTACTATTAAAACTTTTCCTCTTATAAGAGGATATCTTTGCTTTTAACTCTTCCTCTGAATAAGCTGCTAAATACCCATGAGTTTCATTGTATTTTCCATTAGCACATCTTATAATACAAGATCTATGAAAACGGACAATGTTAGAAGCGTGTGTCACACTAATGGCATATATTGTATATTTATCTTTTATATTGTATAAATAGACAGGTTTATAATAGTTTTGAGCTTTTTGTTTAGATATTTCTGAAATCTTTTGTTTCTGTTCCTTAGTCATCTTCAAACCAAGTACTCCATAATCCCCTCCTTTAGTACAATTATATCCCTCTGTATAAGCTTTATATAAATCAATATATTTTATTTCTAAATCATCCAATTTCTTAATTAAATCCTCAGAAGTTAAACTGTCGTCGGGGATAAATGATTCTAATATATCTATAGTAAAGTTATGAATACCATATTTTTCAATAGCTCTATATAAAGGTAAGTCGTAACGTTTAGTTTTCATATTACTGAAATGATGCTTTATTCTTTTCCTCAACGATACTCCTTGACCTACATAGCACTTATTGTTAATATTATTTTTGAATATATATATACCTGCTAATTTGGGATCAATATCTCTATACGACATAATAAAAAAATTAATCAGTTGGGGCAGTAGGATTCGAACCCACACAAATCATACCGGGTTAGAGCCGGCGACGCTGCCAATTACGTTATACCCCAATATATATTGGGGTTCTTCCTTTAACGACGTAACCCCATATCGTCGCTTGGTTTAGAACCAAGATTTGATTCTCTTCCACAGACTAGGTTTCTTAACATTCAATGCTCTCAGAGTATTATATGCTTCATCAATCTGTGCCCAAATCTCTTCTTTGCTTTTAGTCATATCAATGACAATATCAATCTGCTTTTTCATATTAGTTTAATTTTATCTATTATAACGTGTTGTTTAATTTAAGTTGTAATTGATGTATTATCTTGTCAATTCATATGGATTAACCTTAGAATCACCTTTGACTTTAGATGTACTAAGTTCTTCTGTTTTAACTGCTTTCTCCAAGAAATCTAGAGTAATATAAGCTCCTTTTACCTTCTCAAATCCAGCTAAATACTTCTCGATCTTCTTTTCATCTAAGTCTTCACCTAATGATTCTTCATAGTAATCACTGAAACTGTCAAGCTTACGTCTCATATTCTGTAACATCCTAAGTAAACGAGTATTACAGAATTCTTTAAACTGCTCTTCACATGCTATCTCTGCTGCAGATAATTCGTAGTTAACATCATCGAATAATTCTTCCTTTAGCTTAGATTCTATGCTATCAGGATCCATACTTAATACATAGGGGCTATTCCATTTATTCTTAAGTACAATATAACTTATTACTTTAGTAGCATGTTCTTTATCTGCTTTATCAGCATCCCATACCTTTTTAAAGCATGGGATACCTAATGCATCAGAATGAATTACAACTTTACCACCGACTATATCAAATAGTTTCATTATCCTGTTTATTTAGTTCTTTATACCATTCGTTCAAATCATAAGTAGTTGTAGGATCAGATATAATTACTGTTTTTGTTATATATTTATCTTTCTACCATAATCTGCAGTATAGTATAAATTCTCCTTTTTTAACGTCAATAACTTCATTATTAGTAACAACTTGACCATCTTTATTTGTCTAGTATAAGTTGCATGTGATATTGTCTATCATTGGAGTAATAGAGTTCGATTCAGTGTTAAATGATATCGCTTCTCCTCGTTTATTTATTAGTACTTTTTCCATACGTTAAGCTTTTCCACAACAAATGCAATCGTTACATGGTTTCTCAAGTTCACGTCGTTTATTGTGTTCATCTCTTCTACGATAGTAGTCCTTCAATTCGGGAGAACTTAACTTAATATATTCTTTTTCTTCCCAATTATCTGTAACAGAGTACATCTTAAGTACGACGTCTCCTTCTTTAACATCAAATAACTTTTCACCATCTACAATCCATTCACCGGATTCAGTTACTGTATAACTATAATCATATCCACTACCATATGTTGCCTTGCTTACTTTTTGTTCTTCGAAGTTCGCTACTATTACATCACCTTCTCTCTTTGTTGCTATATACTTTACCATAATTCAATCAATTTTATATCCTAAATACTTTTCTTTATGCAATCTCTGTACTATCGTCAGTGCTCTCTACAGTGGCACATTCGGATTCACATAGTCCTTCAGTGTCTTGTACTTCTACACTATCTGTGTGTACGTCTGCAACTCCTACTCCAGACTCTCTGGTACTATATTTCTGTTCATACTTTTTAGTTAAATTATTGCAAATCTGATCAATTTGTTCTGCTCTATCTAATGTAGTTTCTTCTTCTTTCTTACCATTCTCTACCATTACTGTAGTAAGTTCATCAATCATATCGCTTGTGAAATCATCATATCTGATAATATCATCTTCAATACATTTCTCAACTACATCATATAACTTTTTCATTGGTTTAGTGAATAGTTCTGGTCTAGAGTTCTTTTTCTCCAGTTCCCACATATTTTTGCTTTCTTCGTGTGTCATTTCTTTTAATTTATTAAGTATTTTAATATCCGGTGTGTTTATATATTTATGCATAAGATCACATATGTAAAGAGTTTTATATGCTATCTCTATTGGCACTTCTCTAACTCCGGGTATTATTCTATATCCTGAAGTAGGATAGTAATCACTACTATCTTCTTTCATGCATTGAAATATATGATCAGATATCATTTTGTTTCTCTTTAATTATAGTTTTACTGATGCAACCAGCAGCCCAACCAACTAAGTAAGCATAATTTTCATTTCCTTGAGAGTATGATTCTACAGCATGTACACCTAATTCTTCATACATATAGTCAGCTACATGTACTGCTTCATGTGGTATTGCATCGTCTGTAATTACTTCTAAGTTAGGAGCATATACTAAACACCCATACAATCCGTCTGATTTTCTACATACTGAGTATGTACTCATTGCTATACCTTCTTGCTCAAACTCTTCGTCTATGTTTTCTATTACCCCAGATTTATCTGTTAAGTAGAACTTAAATTGTTCATCTAATTCTTCTGGTCCTACAGCTACCCATAGCTTCCTAGGATATATCTGTGGGTCATACATATCAATTTTTCGCTTCTTCTTCATATCTCTTCTTTATTTTGAACTTTCCTAAGTAAGCAAACATAACCGGTTTAGGATCTAATTCTGTTATTACCTTATTAGTAAACTTGAAAGGGCTGTTACATATTACTTCAACCACTTGATACGGTAAGTTGTACTTATTACTTAGTTTAGTATATATACTCGTCTAATTTCTCATGCCATTCAACCTTCTTATAGTATTTACATGTAGCTAATGTAATAGGACCATTTAACGTATTAGGTCTAATTATATTTATTAATGCTGCTACATCTACCCAATCACTGCTATATAATGTGTCACTCGCAAGTACACTTATCTTAGATTGCTCTTGTTTACTATATTTGCGTATTGGTTCATATATCTCTATATCCTTCATATAATCTGAAGTAAGTAGTTCTGTCCTATTAGTTACTATAGTAAACATATTAAATGGTAACTGTTTGCCTCTAATCTTACTCCATAACTTCTTAATATAAGGATACTTCTTCCACGCTATTATAGATCCTGCCTCAAGCAGGAATGACCTCATCTTCATCTTTATTAACTTTTAATATTATTGTGATTTGTACTCTATCACCGATTATTTCAGGTATCAAAGCTTTACTGACCATTACTTCATCATCTGCTTTACCTACCCTTAATATGCCTTGCTGTTTGAACTTAGCTATGTATCTACTAAGATTATCAGGAGTAATACCTAAAGTACGTTTAATATACTTCCTATTCTCAGTACTTATTACATTCTTCCTTACATTAGGGAGTTTTGGTGTATTGACATCTATATCTATAAATGTTGTTAACAACTCTAACTCCCTGTCTGTAAGTTTAAGTATACCATTAAGGCTATTTAGAAATTCTCTGTATAAATCGGTTCTAGATACGGTCTTAACCAATTTATTCATTAATCAGTTCCTCTTTAATTTTATTTAATACTTTAGTAAGGTTATAGTACACTGTCTCAGCTTCTAGCTTAACACAAGGTGGTACTTTACCTTCTGAGTATTTATCCATTACTTCTTTGTAATCCTTATCATACTGATCTACCAGATTATCTATTAGATCTACTACTTTAGTAGATTTATTGTCTTCCACTTCTTCCAAGTATCCCTCTTCTACATATAGATCTGCAATATCATCAGATATACTCATTGATCTGTACGAATAGTTATCTCCTTCGATATCACCATTGCTACATTCCATAGTAAATACTTGAGGATCTTCAACACTATTTACTAACACATCGCCCTTTCTGGCTGATCCGAAATCTTTAATTACTTTATATTTTAACATATCATTTCTTATTTTTATCATTAAGTCCCCATATGGCTAACCACATCATAAAAGAACAGAGACCTAATACTATTAATTGTTCCATGTCTCTATAAACGCTACATGTTAAAATAGTTAATAGCTTTTAACATTTGTTAACAGTTAATTAACATATAAAAAGAAAGCCCGACCTAAGTCGAGCTCTCAATGCCTTTCAGCAGGGTTAAAAATATGTTTAAATATATATTACTTAACGGCAACAATATCATAAGGTTTCACTAGTTGGGTATCCTTTACTAGATCAAAATACATTGCAAATTTCTTGTTATAAGCAATAGTATCTCCAACCTTAAATTGTGGATCAGTAATATTAGTAGGGATTTTCAACACAATACCAGTAGCCCAATCAGATTCTACTTCTTTAGTTTCTGTTTGAGTGTCATACTCATTAAACCCATTTTCATCTACTTTACCATTAGGAATTTGTTCTGTAAATTCCTTAGTAACCATAATAGGTGCTAATGGTTTAACTAATACGTCTTTTAACATATTCCAAGTAATACCATTAACTACTGTTTCTAATACTTTATCTTCCATATTCTTTTTTTAACTTAGTTTCTACTAATAACGTATTATTCTTTGTTTAGTTTGCTTTTACTAGTATATTTCCACCATTTGAGCAACAATAAGTTACTGCTCTTTGTGGACATTTGCCACTACCTATGAAAGCACAACCATCACAACTACCTGATCTGTTAGGCTCTATTATATACTGCAAACCGTTGATCTCTACTGGAGTTTGGCTTTTGATTATCTCTGCTAATTCTGAATCGTATATTGTCATAATAATATTGTTTATAGTGCGTATTCTCTATCTGTCCAAGGATTGAAATCTTCTTCTATTGGAGGAGCTGGTTCTGTTTTACTTATGACTTCCCAAGTATAGTCTTCTGGTTTTATAGTAGTATCATATTTATCCGCGTACTTTGGATCATAAGTATGTTCAACAAGTACCTCCCAATATCTGTTTATAAAAATCATAATTCTACTTTCTTAAGTATATAACCTTGCCTACAGTAGTCTGTTAACTGCTTAGTACATAAATCTCTACCTAGTAAGTCACAGCCCATACAACCACCCTGTGATTTTTCTGGTGCTAAAAAATAAGTCTTTGATTTGTAATCTATGTATTTGCCAGAGTATGCTAGTGGCATTTGTTCTTGTTGTTTCATATGCGTTAATTTTATATGCTATAATTTATATTGTAATTATCTAAAGTAAGAGTATATACTATAAAAAAATAATTATTACTACTTACTTAAGATATACAGTCTGTAGCAATATTCCCCCTTACCCCCATATAAACGCTTGTTAGTGTGTTTAGGTTGCCTATTTGTTAACACTTATTAACAATGTTTAGGGCTATTTAGCAGTTATTATTTAACATTATTTAAGAAAAAAATATATAAAAATTTTTTAGTAATCAAAATTTAGATAGGGGGTATCAAAATTATGAGAGAAAAAGTGAATGTGTGAAGCTGCACCATAATCACTCCCCGATATATGGATACGGAGGAGATACCCGGTAAGGGCTAACGTTTGCCGTTATTAAAAAGGTATCTAAAATGTGTATGAAATCGCAAATTACAAAAATTGATGCCGTCGAAATGGAAAATGCATTCAACGAAATTAATGTTTGCTTTTATATCGAAGCAAGTCCTATCGTTGAAAACAAAGAGCTAGACGAAATGAGTGAGGAAGAACTAAACAACCTTTTGGAGAGTGGCGACATTACGAATGTATTTAACTCATCTCGTAATATATCGCCCTTTAGGACTGTTTTATTTCCAAATGATGAACGTGTTATGAAGTTGTTCGGTAAAATTTGGGAAAAGGGCGAAAAAGCTATTGAAAAGGGAGAAAAGCCTACTTATCCGACAATTAACCTAAATCGTTTTGAAGTAGATGCACCTGAGCCGTATTTTCGCCGTTATGTTAATGATAACGAGGATAACGGTATTAAGGCGGGTGACTGGATTTTAGCAGAAGAAGGAGATGAAACGGATGAAACGGATGAAAAAGGGCGTAAACTTTTCCGTACTATTTGGGTAACGTCTACATGTAAAACAGATGCAGACGGGAAAGATACACCTATCGAAAATACAGTAAGAAAAGCAAAGCGCGCTTGGGTGAACGGTCTAGAAACTGATGCCGGAACGGGAAAAATGTTTACACCTGCAAAAAAACAGCTTGAAAAAGAGCGGCAAATTGCAGCCGCTAAGAAAGCAAAACAAAACGACCACGAAGGAGGAGACGAGGCTTTAGTGCAAAGTGTAGCAAAAAAAGTAAAAAAGTTATCGTTTGAAGACGATTAACTGCAAAAGGTGTGGTATAAAAGCCACACCTTCTCGCGATTGCACTATGCCTAAATAATTTGAGATAGTCGATTTTAATACATAATTTTTTAGATACATGAAAAGATATCAAGTCCAATTCGATGATGGTGAATTTATATGTTCATATTATCAATTAAAAGATGCAAGAAAATACAGAAGGAAGAATAATTTTAATTATATTTCAAGAAGTATTCGCATCTATGATGCTAAAAAGCATGAATATATTATTGGTTAATTCGGGTTGCAATACCTTATGAGAAGTCATAAAAATGAAAATTACCATTTTTTGTTAAACATAAAAGTTGAAAGCGTATATACTCCAAACTTTCATCATTATGAATTTAAAGTTAGAACACTAGCCGTTTGTGAAAACCAATGTAAGTGCTAGCGTGGTTAGGTAACATAGACCACCGAAGTGAAGAGTTGTTACAAGTGAAAATCTGCTGATAGACCGGAGAAATAATAGTCTATCCTTTTCATTTGTATTTTCATACACGAAATAACAAATTCCATGGTGGCAGGTTAGTTCGCGCCCTAAAAGAACATCGTGACAATTCTAGACATTGTTGGAAATGCTAGATACGAACCGATCATTGCTCATTCCAAGTACTCCCAACAGAGTTGCTAAAAGCTTGGTATTTATTTGAATCAATCAATTAAATAATATAAATGTGAAAGAAGAAAACAAATCATGTTTAAGTACTATTATCTATATTGTAGGAATAGTATGCGCAACCATAGAATTTATGTTTTTAGGTTCTATGCATGTTGAATATCCAATAATGACAATTCCTGCTATATTAGGAATAGGTAGTTTAATCTACTATTGGACACAAAGATGAAGTCATAACCCGCAAATAAAATTCGAGGTCTTAGCAAAATGGTTTACCAGTTTTCCATTATGACAGAAAAACTGGTTTTAAAAGACAATAATCGACAACAACAATAAAAAACTCAATAACTTCGGAGTAGCGTAAGCTACGGAGTTGTGTAACAATCCCAAGACATTGAGGGACCAGTTTCTTACAATACTCGATACCTTGCCCATTAGGACGCTACAGGTTTTAATACTTAATAAAGTATCACGTGAGTAAGTTTTAGGTGTAAAATGCAATAATGTAATCATGACATAAACTCTTAATCATCAGTGCTATCATTATATAAATACTCGTAAGAGCTTGATAGGGAAATCTGACGCAAGCCGTGAAAGACGGTGGCGATTAAGAGTTTTAACAAACTTTTTGAACCCATAATAATAGTTGTAGAAAGACCTCCTTTCTTGAATCTAGAGAAAGGTAATAACTACATGGTCTGTGAAGATAGTGTAGTTTCAAATAGAATAACAATACTCATTATATAAAACAGATTTGTCGCAAAGTAGATAATCTTCGAAATGCAAATAACTACAAGTCCGAGATGGATAAGTTTGACCACGTACAGTTATAATAATAGAGGTAAGGTATGTCCTTGTAAATAGTTAGGTAACGCTAACATACTATATTATTATAACTCTTTTCTTTAATGCTACCGAAGGATCGTGACAAGTCGATTAGAGAATGCAGAGTCGAAGTAACCAAGAAAAGAAGTCTCAAACTAAAGTAAGAGAATAGCATAGTTAGTAATCGCATGCATATAATTCTACTATAATGCGCTTACTTTAGTTTATAACTACTACTACATGTAAAATCCGTGGCAAATAAGGTATTGTAGTAGTTTCCCTATCATAAACACAGCCTCATCGTGGCGATAGGGTCTAGTAATATGTTAAAACAAATCTTCCTAGTTTGCATATGAAGCTAATGTGTTTAAATTATTTAAGAGTATTAATCAATAATCAGTAATATGAAGAAAGAACAATCTTTACAGCATTTAATAGTAACTGAAATGCCATATGAATTGCTTAAGTTACTCATAGAAGAGAAAGCTTTAAGTGCTTTTGTAAGAAATCTTATTAAAGATACAGAAGCTAATAGCCTAGTAAGGTCAAACTATAACAAAACAAAACGGATTGTTAACTTAATGACAGACTCTCCACACGGTATTATACTAAGATCATTTACTTGGAGTAAAACAGACGAAGGTTACGATTTTTTGGTATGACATATACAAGAAAGTGCAGTTAATATAAACTAAAATTCTATGCACACAGTAGAAGTAAATTTATCAGTTACAATCTTTAACGCACTCCTAATTATTGCATGTATTGCTATAGTGTTAGTAGTAATAGTAGGTTACATTTCACTGTGGAGAGAAATAAGAAGAGATGACAGTCAAAGTAAAAGAGAATCACAACATCCTTAATAGGATTAGTATGATTGTAGTATCTATTTTAGTTATTTGTTGGTTAAGTTTATTAATCTATAAACAAATTGCTGAAGATACTAAGGACCCCTACAATTTTGTAGATTTACAAATGAGGTTTAAGAGATACATATTAACAAATAAATATCAGGAAACTGATAAAGATTATGTATTCTACTTAGTAAATCCTGTTACTGGAGATGAATATAAAGCATACGTTGCAGATTATCTGTATATGAATGTATACTTTGTAGGTGATACTATTAAATAATTATTAACAATTAAAACATTATCAAAATGAAAAAGAAAAGTTTTATTGTACATGACAAAAAGACAGGAGAAGAAATTCTCATTGCATCAACATCATTCTGTTATGCTGTAGTAAATGATGATACAACAGTAGTAAATACTGAGGATCAAGAATTCGAAGTAGCTGAAAGTATCAAAGTTGTTCAATCATTGTACGAAGAAACGGAGGGATAAAGTATGGAAGAACTTGATCGTCAGCCAAACAGAGGAAATACTATCTTCTGGAGTATCCTATTTGCATTGGTATTAGCCATATTCGTAGGAGTATCAGTCTATTTCGGTCATGATCGAATAGCTGAGAGCATTAATCCTGAAAAGGAGAATGTATCACAAGAACCTCAAACAGAGGTAGAACCTGTATTAACTGTACAGGATGTACTTCAAGCCAGAAATGATTTGAAGGAAAGTCAACGTGTTGACAGTGTATTTTTGTCTTTATCAGACGTAATATTAGTAGATATTTTGATGACACATGGTACATCATTGTCTATTGCTGACATTGTTAACATATATGAGTCAAACAAATCCAGATACAAGGATGTGCAACATGGCGCAATTATACAAAAAGACGTTATTACACCTATGTTAAGTGTAGATTCTGCAAGGAATCCAAGAGACTCATTAAGGCGTTAATGAAGTAAAAAAGAAGTAAAGATTAAACTTTATTTACAGCCAAGCTACATTAGTTCGTGAGAATAGATGTGGCGTCGTCAGAAAATGACAAACCTGTGGGGCGTAAGTAGTATTTTTAAGCGGGAGAAGAAGAGTGGCAATTGCTCTAATTAGTACTGATAATTGCAAATATTACGATCGTGCGGACGTTAAAACCAGGTACACACTTAGGAGTTGGCAACTTCTAAGGAACATATGTTCAGTGTTTAAACAGAGAGCTAATCTAATAAATTTTTAACACTTAAAAAAGACTTAGATTTATTATTAACAAATGGTTTCTTTATTAACAATTTAGAAAAGTCGTTTGATGTAGGATTCGTGTAGGCACTTACACGTCTTATTAAATTATCCTAGAGTGCCCTAGGCGTCGTCACTATTATTAACTAACAATTTAAGATTATGTAAAAAATGAAAAAGGAATCGCAAAGGTATTTAAAATCCATTACCTTAAACACAGAGCATTTTCTAGCTAATTTACTAGCACTAACCAAAATATTAGGTTTTACTTTAGCTGAAGCAAAACCAATATGTAGGATGAAAGCTGGAGATAAGTTAGATTTTTGTCCCTACGTGCTTATCAAATCTAGTATGGCTACAGATTATATGTTAGCACAGCTAGAAGAATACGAAATTAAAGTAGAAATAATTAATCAATAATTTATGAAAGCAATTCTTATCACTTTTACTGGAGAATTTACATCTTCAGATGAAAAAACATTAGATGCTTTGCTAAAAGTATTAGTAAAGAATGTGAATGGGGACGGAGTATCACAATCATCTATTAAGTATCTTAATGATACTGAAGTAGGAGATATAATTACTGCCGGAATCTTAGTAGGAAAAGTTACTCCAGCTAAGAAAATTATTCCGATTGATCAGATTGTTCAAGAGTTCTGTGTTGATCTAAGAAACAATCTTAGTATCATTTCTTCTGAAGCTCCAAACTTTGCTGAGCTTCTTACTATAGCAATTGCTAGAAATGATAAATTGAGAGCTCATAAGGCAGCAATTAAGTTTCTGATAGAAACTGAATACTTGCCGCTTCCTATAGGGATGATATTAGATAAATATGATCTCAGGCACTTAGGTGATCATCTAAAAATTATCAACAAACTGATAAAACTTTATTAGTTATGGCAAACAAGGAGAAGGAAACTAAGAATAAGACGGAATATAAAAAACGTCCTAAACATAAGAAGCTGGAACCTTATAAAAGATCAAAAAATGGTAGAATTGAGTAAAGAACATCCTTACGAGGATGCTTGCAAATTACTAAAAATTAGTCCTGTAGCCAATTATAAAAGCTACAAACTGAGCGATGAAACTAGGAACTTCATCAAGTTGGAAACAATTGCAAAAGCAATCAGAGGAGACTGGAAACCAGATCTTTCTGATGAAAGAACAGTAAGATATTTTGTCTGGGGTTGGGTATATACTGATCACAGAAGTAAAGAATCTGCTGGGTTGCTGTATGTCCATTCTTACCATGGGTTGGGTAATTCCAATGCTTATGTCGGTACTTCCTTAGAATTTAAAGAAGAATCACAGGCAGAGATGTTCGGAGAACTGTGTAAACCTATGTTATGCAAGCATTTGTTCAACCGAGACGATCATGAGCGATTCAAACTTAACTGGTAAAGAAATACCAACAAAATTATGTCCTACACGCAACAATACTGTTGACTGTAGTGTTTGTCAATATGAGTGTAAACTCAGAATGATACCAAAGAACAGTCCAAGCAAAGAGGTTCCGCCAGAGCCTCTGCCTGCTGTTATATATTACTAATTAAATTGTTAGTATGGTGGATTCCAATCAACCCAAAAGAACTGTAAATAATTCCAGAGCCCTAATATGTGTCAAACATAACGGTCATACAACGACAATCTATAACTCTATAGATAAAGTGAGAGAAGGATGAGGGATATCTATGAAATAAGATGTACAAATACATAGAACAGTTCTTTAATTTTAAAATTCATATCAAATGAAATACAATGCAATGATTAAAAGACTTCAAAGGAGAGGTCTTACAGAAGAAAACATAGCTAGAGTAGTAGCAGCTAGGGAAAAGAAAGCAGCTGAAAACTTAGCTAGAGAAGCTGTATATTTAGGTATTCTCAACAAAGAAAGAGTACATAAGTATTTAGCTTATGAACATCGTCAGCTTATTAAAGAAGGCGGACGTGAATCATGCAAACAACGCAAGAGACGTCTTCGTAAGGAGTATCTTGCAAAGAAAAGAGCAGCATGAACTGTGGTAAGACTGTAGTTAAGATCAAACCTACAGATAATACTGCTGAAAGGGTCAGAGCTATATCCTATTTTGAGAAACTAGATGAAATAATAGCTCAAAACTTACATGACACACATCAATATGTAACATTAACTTTTAAACTAGGTTATATGAGAGTTACTTGCTTATATGCAAAAGCTCATTTCTTTACATCGTGTGATTTTGTAGAAATAATTTAGTGTTAATTAAATAAAGTATCAAACTCTTAAAACTATTTCAAAATGGCAAAAGAAGAAGTAAAAGTAAGCGAAATCACAGCGGAGAATATCGACACTGTGTTGAAACAAGACGCAACAGTAACAAAAGAGATTGCTGAAGAAGCAGCGAAACGAATTTCAGAGAAGCGTAAGGAGGAACTCACTGCGCGTCTGATGGATTGTGTAAATATGAGTTCGTATATTCGTAAGCGTACCTGCATTAACATGCGCCACGCAAACGAAGTTGCGAAGATCAGTACTAACTACACAAAACAGATTACTGAATTGGACAACAAGCTGAATTCCGGTGACATCTCTATTGATGACTTCCACAAAGAAATCGCTGAAAAGAAACGAACCGCAGATAAGCTTATCGGAGAGTCCGACACGAAGAAGAAAGAGCAGATTGATGCTCTGACGGAACAATACCCGAAAGCCAACTGGGAATGGAATTGGCGTAATCTTACTCTGGAGAGAAGATAACACTTCCACGCAAAGTCCAAGCATGATACTTTAGCAGTAGCGATACTGACTATATAGTGAAGCTGTAGTGGTATGAATGCGTATGGTGAGGGCTTGCCCCTGATAATAAGCAGCTACTCTACGAATTAACGTAGACTCAAACAAGTGTAAGGCAGTAGTAATACTGACCGATGCCGGAGAGAGGACATTTGACAACGTGCCACTGATCATGTGCCTAAGATCGTGAAGATGTATATTTAAATTGCGCAATATAGATGTATAGATTCTATACTCAGACGAGTATATTATGCAATAGCATTTTCATGATATCAAGTCGGCAATTAGAGTAGTGTTGAGCAGTAGAGATACTGACTCTGTACCGTATAGTTATCTGGTGGGGAATCAGAAGAGACTATACCTCTAGATCAGCTATCAAGGCATTATAAAAATTAAACAATAATTAAAAGACCAAAGGCTATATAGGTTTGGTCGCCTATATAGCCACTAATACTAAAGAAATGGATAAAGAAACATTAGTAAACAACTTAAAAGAAGCTGGATTTATTCAAACTAGAGATTGGAGTAATGAAAGTAGCTATCAGAAACATATAGATGATAATGATTTCATCGAAGTGCATATTACTGATAATGTAGGCTATTGTATTGAATACTACAAGGAAATAGGGTTCTGTGAAGCAACTTTATTGATGTTGACCAACGAAATTATACCATTTTCTTAAAGAAATTGACTGTTAGGTCTATGAATCAGTTGTAAGACGAGGGTTCGACTCCCTCATGCTCCACATTCCTCACCTCGGATAGCTCTAAGCAATACAAGGAAAAGAACTAGGATTTTTGATCGTGTTCTACCGTGCGCCAAGTTCTTAAATCTTTGAACGGTAGATAAGGGGCATTATGGTTTTGATTGCAACAATGTGAAGTAGAATAGGTCAATAAGCAGATAACTGGCAATACAAGTTATGTAATGGATTATACACGCTTAGCAGCGTGAGATAAACCAAACGGCTAAGCTAATGTCGTAAAAAGCTGGAGCATATCGGGTTAGATCAGACGTAGGAGCTGTAGAGGGTTCGACTCCCTCCAATGCTACAATTAATAACTAATTTTAATCAATAAAATTAATTTGGAATGGGATTAATGAACTTTATTAGGCAGAATCTACCAGAATCATGGGAGAAAGCCTCAACTGAGATGAAGATGAAGACTGAATTAATTAACAGACTTCATGCTAATGTTCCAAGACAATACAAGAATAAATATCATTATCGTGAAGGTATGATGTATATTCGAGGAGTCTTTAGACGCACATGTTCTATCTATTATCTTGTAGAAGCTACAGATTTAGACATGGACAAATGGCGAAAACTGGATGATGCAATTAAAAATTATGAAGAAACATGCAGATAAAGAAATGGTTTTCTTTCGAATCTAAAACAGAACAGAAAGAAGTTATTAAGATGATTAATAACAGTAGAACAGACATGGAAGCAGCTATGTCATTGAATGAGAAATTTCCTCATTTATCTCTATCGAGTTTATTAGAAGTTATTCAAAACAACTTTAGTAATGAAATCAATAAAAAATCATAGTTATGAAACTAAATCGTCCTGGAATCTATCATATTTATACTGATAGTTTCGAATTACTTGCAAATGTTGTAGGTGAAGCTCCTGTGTTAAGGATACCAAGAGCATTAGTAATGAACGACGTCATTCAAAGAGGTCAGTTCAGAGTAGTAGAAGAGGATTCATATGAAATCCAAACTGTACTGCATAATCCTGATTTATGCATATTTAAAGAGTTTGAATACTCTGATATGTGTAAGTTACCGCCTTACAAGAAAAGTGTACGCGGTAGTAAGAAACCTGATATAACTGATGATCAGTTAAAGGATTTCACAAATCGCTATCTTGAAGATATCTCTATCGCTGGTAGAGGTATTAATGCTACTAAGCTTTATATCATTGAGAACACTGGTTGGTCTCTTGCTCAAGCGCATATAGTAGTAATGCAGATAGCAAAACAGTGTAAAAGACAATGGTAATTAGCTGTCTAACCAATTATGTATATTCTACATCAGGGAAACTTTATAGCTTGTATAACTGGAATCCAGACTGGAATATCTTTGTTAAGATAGCTTATAATGAGCGAAAAACAACAGATTTCAAAGATGCTAAACCAGTAAACCACATAATATATTGGTTCGATACTAATATCCTTCAAAGAATTAGAAAAGATTCTAAGACAACATTAGATGTTAGAGTACGAATCGTATGTGGTATGGTTAATAAGTTAGATGCAAATAAAGTTTCATTTGAGTTGAAGATAAGATTCATGGAATGTATCTGGGATACTTATAAAGAATTCTCGAGAGATTGGGAGGAATGGCATGCTAAATGGATACTTGGTTTACCATTTTAAGGGTATGGAGCTTTGATCGGCTCCATACTCACTATTTAAAGCCCGTAATTATGACAGATTTAGAAAAACAACAGATTTCCGAACTGATCAAACAGGCAAAAGAAGGCAACCAGCTTGCCTTTACTAAGCTTTATGAAAAGTATAAGCAGATTATTTATGTAACAATATATCGTATTGTTAATAATAAAGATGCAGCAGATGATTTATTGTCTATTACTTTTGTTAAAGCTTTTAGCAAGTTAGATAGCTACGTAACAAATATATCATTTGAGATGTGGCTAAAGACTATAGCTATCAATAGTAGTATTGATTATATTCGTAGAACAAAGAAAGAAAGCGCGAACTATTGGATTGACGACAGTGACAGTTGTTTCCAGTTGAGTGACACTGCAGGTTGCTCTCCTGAAGAAGATTATATCTTCGATGAAACCCGTTCGATGCTAGATAGTGCCTTGTCACGCTTACGCTTTAAGTATAGGAATATTATTGAACTACGTTCGATACAGAATCTGTCTTACAAACAGATATCTGGACAACTTGGACTCACAGAGTCACAAGTTAAATCTCGGCTCAATAGAGCACGAGATAAATTGAAACAATTATTAACTAATTAAAATTTACTAATTATGACAGCAGCTTGGATTTTAGTGATCCTTTTAGGATCCTTTATCTGTACACGGATATTCCGTAGTACTAGAATGTGGTGGATATACGTATCCTTCATTCTGGCTGGTCTATTAGTAGGTATGCTGAGTAAAGAAGTAACTAAGTCTAGCAATAGCGAACTTACTTCTTATACTCAGTTAATTAGTGTCTTCAATGAAGGAAGTATGGATTGCACACAATTTGTAGCGACAGTGACAGAAGGTCCTACCGTTGGTCATCCTGAGGTTGTGAGTTACAGTTCACACTATCCATTATTCAAAGGAGTACTAGTTAATAGTCATACTACTAAGGGACGAGACTCGCCAGATATAGAAGACGATAGTTAATTCTTCTATACTAAAAAAGAGAAACAATTTTATTTATTAACACTTAAAAACATTATCAAAATGTCATCTAAAAAGAACGCAGCTAAGAAAGCTGCAGCAGATGCAGCAAAAATTGCTGCTAAAGAATCTACTAAGGTTGAAACCAAAGTTGAGAACAATAAGGAGGAGAAAGCTAATGCTCCTCAAGTAGCTGCTCCGGCAGCAACCGCTAAGAAGGAAGAAGCTCCTAAGGCTCCAGCTCCTACTCCTAAAAAGGAGGAAAAGAAGCAGGAACCAAAGGCTGAGGCTAAAGCTCCTAACAAGCAGCCCGCCCAGAAAGGTGCTGAACAAGCTAAGCCAAAGGCTAAAGGCAAAGTTCCTACAGTAATAGCAGAAGAAGTTGATGCTACGGCTCTTGGTAGACAATTAGGTATACCAATTGACGGTACTGTAAAGAACAGTCAGTCTTCCACAGATGCTAAAGCCATGTTAGTTAACTATGGCTATCAGCGCTTTATCAACAACAAAGAGTTCAAAGAACAATATCCTGAAAAGTATATTCAGACAGCGCAAGCAATTGATGCTGTATGGTTGTTGGCAATGGTTGAAGTTAAGAATGAGTTCATTGAACGTACCGATCGTGGTGAGTTCATTGTTCAGATCTCTCCGGATCAGATCATTCCGCTCAACGAAGTAGCTGAAATGATGGGCATCAAATTAGCAGCTCCGAAGGCTATTGAAGGTCCTAACGGTGAACAGCAGCTTGCTATTGATTTTAGTAAGTCAGAGACTCCTGACGAACTGAAAGATAAGCATACTGCAAATATGGGAGGTGCAGCTCCTGAAATTCCTGAGTTGGATATCGAAAAGATTTCAACTGACGAACAGATCAAGACTGCTCTTGAATATTTGATTCGTAAGGATCGCAATATTGCCGTGAACCTTGTGAACACTGTAGAGTGGTATCGCAATCTCCGTATTACGAAGGAACAGAATGCTGACAAACGTCTTGAATTAGACGATCGTGGAGTATTCGATTGGATTACTGAAATCTTCTCCATTATCGAACCTAGTGGTTTGTTCAATGGATTAGGTAAAGCTGTATATATGTATACTGCTCAGCACCAGTCTCCTATCGTAGCACACTCGTTACTGCGCACTCATATGAAGCCTATGGGCTGGAATGATGAGCAGGTTATGCAAGCTGCAAAAGCTCTTATTCAGGAGCGTTTCCGCTTGAAGCAAAAAGAAAATCCAGAGTTGAAGGTAACTGAGGACAAAGCTTTACAGGCTCTTGTCAACAATCTTGGTAATGATTACATTACTAAGGTACTCCATGATTATCACATGATAATCTCTTCAGACGAAGATCCAAAGAAGAAGATAGATCTTGAGGAAGCAAAGAAAAATGCTACTAAGATCATTCAGAATGTACGTATGAATTTCTTCCCGGAAAAGACTACGCCTACAGATGATCAACTTCGTATGGTTATCGGTCAAGTTATTAACTTGTATCGTGATCCTATGGACCGTCTAGCAGAATACGAAGTAGCTAAAGACATCGTCGTATCCGGCGAATATCCTATTACTGAACAGAAACCCGCAGAAGAGGAGAAACCAGCTGAAAAAAAAAATTAACGCTGTGAATTCTTAGTGCGTGGAAGCGTATTCTCACATGGAGAAGAATCTTTCACTCTAATTAAATCATAATCAATATGACTAGTAGAGTTTTATCAGTTCTAGTAGTGTTCCTTGCCAGTATTTTTGTTGGCTGGAATCTAATAGGTACAACTGAAAAAGTGCAGGCACAGCCTGTGATTCCCTCATATTTGGAGCTAATGTCTATGACAAAGCCTCAAATTAAAGAGAAATCGTCTGTGAGTATCGACACAATTAATATTGCTGTCGATGTAAACACTCAGGAAGTATCCATAAAAGGAACAACAGACGCAGTCGTCAATGTAACAACAACAGGTGAAATTAAACCAGTTGTTAAGTGGAGAACTAAAGTAAAAGAAGTAAATACAGGATTTCCAAAAGTAAGTAGCATAGCTAATCTACCAGAGGATGTAAAACCACTTTCTCCTTTTACTAAAGATTCTAATAATGAAGAATAAGAATATTTCTACACTTAATTCGATGATAAGATTATCTCGAATTATTCGTAACTTCAAGAATGCTAGACGTGAGTTAAATCAAGTCATAGTTCAAACTGAGTATTTCATTATTCAAGGAGAATCAAGTAACACTCTTGAAGTTAAAACGAAACAAAGTATAGATAATACCTTATACTTAGAGCAGTACCTACGTTCGTCTGTAGGGTATCTATGTAAATGCTTGGATGGTTTTGATCCGGGTAAAATGGATCCAATTGATTACATCTGTAGTAGAGATGTAACTGATGGCATAGTTGATATATGCCGTGGTGGGAAGGTAGTTGCAAACATCAACCTATCATCTGGAAAAATTTTCTCAGTAAAACCAGAGACATTAGATGCAGGAGAAGATAAATCCTCAGCGGAAAAAAGTTAATGACAATAGCCGCTTTATAAATACTAAAATTATGTCATAGTTCGAGAGGAGTAAAACTGTAGCGTAAATCACTCCGGCAGAAGGCATGCGGTGTCTAAAATAAGACAATACGCACTGTGTCAGGAAGCTTGTGTTCATTTACACATGGTCCGAAAAGTACATGATCTGAGAATATGTATACTGCTAAAACAGTTGAGATAACAAAAGGTAAGATGTTAGCTTACACACGTGAAACCTGTGTAAGAGGAGGTGAGAGTGAGCAACCTTCAAATAAGATTATGATAATGAGAACCGATTGGTGATTTGATTAATTAAAGACTCGTAATTTAAGAGAAGACACACTGAATTACAAACAGCTCAAAGGGAACGAAATCCCTATATTCGTATGCACTATCAAGATGTGACTCAAAAAGGAATATAAACACGATGCTGAGACAAGAACAAAGTGTTCTTGAACAATCCCTTGGAAAAGGATTGTTGAACAATATTAAGGCTGACTAACGCAACAAGCGGGTTCCAACCTCGCTTCATACAAAAGCGTAACTATGCGTCCTGATTGGAAAAATAGGCTAACTCTAGTGTTTTTACGATAATTGGTTCGTAATATAAAGGGAGTAAATAACTAATACTAATGTAAGGATAACCGTGTTATGGTACATACTTATACAAAGTAAGGATATGAAGGCTGGACATGCAATGATCCTAAGTAACCATGCTAAACTGTGGTGAAAATAGACTGATTACCAGGGAGCAGGAGCCAATCCTGTGCGCTACCGTAACTAGCGTGCCGAAAAAGAACTTACGTATAAGGGATGAGGTATATGAGATTGATACCGTCTTTCAAATCTAAGGTGACTCACGTGCTTATTCGTTCGTGTGAGTATAATTGAATGAGGAATGAATAGACCCAGAGTGTCTAAGCGGTTTGAGGGCGCGATAACCCTGATTCTAGTTATCACATACCTTTAGCAAGTATGATTATGATATAAAATGACTTTAAGGAGACGCTAGGGACTCCTATTAAAAAACAGCAGAGCTTATGTCTTTCAAGATATGTAAAGACTGGTTAATTACAAGCATCGCCTCACTCCTGAGTTGAAGAGAAGTAATAACTATATAGTAGAAGTACTTAAACTAAGTTTACTAAAGTAAGAATACAGCTGCTGTAGGGTTGGAATCCTACAACCAGAAGGTAGTGAATATAGATGTGATGACAGACATATTCTTAATCTGAAACAGTAAAAGCTGAAGAAAACCAGCTAATGGTAAAATGTGTTTTCAATTGTTTAACCTCGTATTAGGCTAATAACCTGATATATGAAATTGGGAAGTTCAATGATAGTACAGAAGTGGCAAATTATCAGTTGTAAGATAGACTGCATGGAGTACGAGTCACCCCAGACTGCCAACCGTTATCGCTGACATTAGAAACTCATAAAGTATATACCGCAAGTATATATGTAAAGAGAACGCTGATTCGTCAATGACCTGCCTCCTATCACCCTGTCTCGGTAGATTTAAGGGAGAGTACACTTAGTAGCAATAGCAGCTAAGCAAGCAAGGAGACGATGAGAGGTGGAAATCCTCGTGTTCGTGCAGTATAAATAAGAAATCCGAGAGGTACAAGTGGGTCATACTATATGTAATGAGCTTGTGAGTTGGTAACGTTAGATAAACGACCGTAATTCAATGAATTTCGATAAATCCGGAAATACTAAGTAGGTTCATCGTGAACTGATGATAAAGTCTTTCATATTGCAACTAATCGCGATATGAAATAACGGTGAGAGGTGCGTTAAGCATCGAAGGAGTTGAATCTTAACCGTCGAAACGGGACGTTAAAACGATATTTAACAGAAAATTATCAGAGATCTTATCATTATCAGATATTTTCAAATAAATTAACATTTATTATTTTTTATGCTGAGTAGATTATGTGATTGAATTCACCACTACCATTACTGTAGTGCTATTAAATAATCGAAAGGTGGAGAGCTTAAAATTAATTATTAACTAAGAGTATAAAAATGGTTCGTATTGGTATATCAAGTACGGACTCAGAAAGGAAACATTTTTATGGAAGTACAAGTAACTGCTAGCACAAATGGTGCTCAGACAAATCCTGAAGCTAATATTGCTTCTCAGATTCTTGCTCGTTACCGGGCTGTAGCAAAACAGTATGGTCGTTTCTTCTCAGAACAGATCTATACTATCGTAGGTACAAATCCGGATCTTAAGTACAAAGAAGACGTACTTAACGATAAGAATACGTTACGGAAAGAAGTAACTGTGTTCTTGATTAAACCTATCGACATTACCGGTTTGAAGTTCTTACCGAAAGATTTTGACGGTGAACCAAAGATCATGCTGAATCCGGAAAGTAACGATCCGAATTTAGTATTTAACCTTGTTCCGCCCCAGCTTGCTAAAGCAACTCGTGATACAATCGCTGATTGTATTAGCCGGATTGGAAAGAAAGGTGGTAAACCTATCTTCTTCTCAGCTGAAGAATTGCCAATGCTCAATGAATTGCTGGCACTTCATAACACAAGTGTATGCACATTCTATGAAGAGCTTGCTCGTAAGTATACTAAACTTAGTGGTACTGTTCGGAGCATGCAGGAAGAGCAGGAACGCATGCAGGTTGAGTATGCTCGCCAGTGTGGCGTAGAACCGCAGAATAGCGAGGAAGTAAACCTTAACATTAACATCGAACAACAATAGGTATGGCTACGTGCAGAATTGACCCTGTACGGGTAGAACTTCTGCGAATACTTATTAGTTGCGAACCAGCAATCCTTTCAAAGATATCCTTTCAGGATGGAAGTGGAAGAAAAACAGGTAAAAAACTACAAGTAAGAGAGGATGGAACGGTCATCTTTTACTGTGGAAAAGGACCTTTATGGTGGCAGAGATGTTGCAATGATTATGAACTGGTAAGCATTGTAGACGTCGCTTTACGTGTAGCAGATGTTATTACAGGTTCTCATGGAACTCGTAATGAATTAGCTTTTGATGGAATTACTAAAAGTATTTTAGATGAAGCTATAAAGAAAAAAGACTACGACTGTGTAGTAGATATCTTGTTTGATAGTATGAGGAATTGTTCGGACGGGGCTTTACACTCAAAATATATTAATCAGGAAGCTATACAGAAGTATGCTAAAGAGAATGGACATCGTACCAAAGAAGAGATTACTATAGAGGGACCTCTATTAGCAACTCTTGGTATTGACTTAGGTGGCGGACGCATAGCAAATGTTGTGGGTCAAGTCAAAAACAAAATAATAAGAAATTAGTTGTGTTGGATTGGATACAACTCTTCTATTCTTTATAGTACTGGACGGGTACTATTATAATAGAGGCTGCTGGATGGGCAGTTTCTATATTCGGTATGTTAGTTTAGTGACAGAATTGCCTTTAAGGAGACAGTGGTTTGATTCCACTACATACCACAAACTGGTAGATGTATTTCGGTCAAGTATTAATTTAAAAAAACAAATCACTTGAATATGAAATCAATTACATCTAAATATGCAAAAACTCGTCGTGACGAGTTAAGTAAGGAAATTACTAAATACTGGAATATTATTAAAAATGAGAATGTAATCTCTACAGAGGCTAAGCGCAACTTTGACTTAAAAGTAATGCTTACAAAGATCTCTGAGATGTCAGAGGAACGTTTGTTAATGAAGCTGTATCTACAGTGTATTAACATGGGTTACAAGAAGTTCTCAGATCTTCCAGTAGATAATAATTACTACACTATCTTTGCTCTAAGTGAGAAGACAGAGCAGTTGTTCCATCTTAATAAGATTCGTACAATTGATCCGAAAATCAAACGAGCAAAAGGTAAAAAGAACTTAAAGGTTACAGAAGAGCTGACTTCAGCTTATCTTAACACTATTAAGAACAAAATTCAATTAGAAATAAACAAACTCAACAAGGATCTTGAAGAGTTTAATGATAAAGCAGAGTTAGATATTGAATCTGCTCCATTAGCATTAGTAGCATGATAAAAAGGAACGCTCTATTTCTAAGGAAACATTTTCTAGAGACTAGTAAGCACTATGAAAAGCGAGTAAATAAAGCTATCGCAAGTGCTTACTCCTCTGGAGAATTAGCACAGATAACTTATGAAGATAAGAATCTAGTCATATATTATACAGAGAATACAAACGCTGAAACCAAACAAGTTATAAAAGGTTTTAGCAAGTAAATAACTTTTAAAATTATCAAGATGAAAAAGATATTAGCAAATAAAAAAGGAAAACGAACAGGAGTTAAATTATCAACCACCAACAAAAGTAAGCTTCGTAGATCGAAGAAAGTAGAGTATCTTACTAAAGTTGAACTGGGTCCATCAAAGTACATTGAGTACGATAAAGATGGGAAAGTAATGGGTTTCATCAGTAACAGCAAGAAAGTACATCTAGCTGATCATTTAACTGATGTAGCAAAGAAGGCTATGGCAGACAATAAAGCTGCTAAGATAGCTAAGAAAGAACGAATTAAACAGATACTTGGGAAAGTAGGATATGATCCTACAGTTAAGTATACTAGAGCAGAGAAGAAGAAATTCACTCGTGCTGTAAAAAAGAATCTATTTGTTCAACTAAAATTAGTTAATTTGACTGATGAGGAGATCAAAATGCGTTTTGTAGAAGAAAAGAAACGTAAAGTTGAACTTCTTAAAGAGAGACCTCATAAAAATGAGATAAAAAGCTCTGTCGTAGATTTTCTTACTAAAGGTAAGGAAGCATTAGCAAAAATGAAATCCAATCCTAAAAAGGAAGAGAGTAAAAAGTATCAATATATAATCAAACAACAAAGTAAAGAAGCTCCACATAAGGAGATAGATTTACTTACTGATTATATTACTGCTAAAAGTAACACAGAAGCAGTAGAGATAGCTCAAGCTAAATTCCGTAGTATGTATAAGAACAGTAAAGATAAAGACAGTTTAACGGGTTTGTCCGTTACTCCTCTAGATACTAAACAAAGTTCTTATTATCCTAAAGATACTATTCTCTCATGGACTAGTCCTGAAGAGTTAAAGGAGAAATATTCAAATGTTGCAGCAGCAGCATAGTAATTAACTATTAAATTATCAAGATATGAAGACAAAGAAGGATATAAGAAAACAAGTATACTTAAATAAACTGTCTCATAAGACAGTAAAGCGTGGAATAGAACACGCTGATTGTGAAGCGAAAAAACATATTATAGTTTTAAGTCACAAATTAGCTAATAAAATAGCTAGAATCCAAAGTAAAGAAGACAAGGCTAAGCATAAGGCTTCCCTTGTAGCGTTCAAAGAAACGTACAAACGTACGTTTAATACTGAACCCGTTGATTACACAAATTGTCATCGACAAAAGAAAAATCGCAGTTTTGCTCGAAAGAGTACAGCTAAGATATACCAAATGAAAAAGGCAAAGCAAGCTGCCTAAATTGCTTGCAAGTCCCTAGTAGCTCAGTGGCTAGAGCGCCCTGTAATTCGTATGTATTGATGTAATATTCGTATTACTATATTATTCGCATATGTCAGGGGAGGTCGTCGGTTCGAGTCCGAAATAGGGACCAAACTAACATTATTATATTATGATTATACGAGATAAGATTGTTTATGTATATGATATTGAGGTATTCCCCAATGTCTTCCATTGTACTGTAAAAAATACAGAAACAGGTGAATTGCATAAATTTGAAATATCTTGCAGAAGAAATCAATTAGATGAATTAGTCAATTTCTTTCATACAGTTAATACAGACTATACTTTCGGAGACTTATATACTACAAAAATTCAGTTAAATACTGATAAATTATTTTGTGGTTATAATAATCTTCATTATGATAATCCTATTATAAATTATATAATAGATTATTATGTTGTAATGAAATATAAAGGATATAGAGATATATGTAGATCTATATTTAATTTAAGTAAAGTAATTACTACTTCAAGTGAAGACGATATTAGAGCTTGGAGTAAGTGGAAGTATATGATTTGTTTTGATTCGTTTGATATTCTTACTATGCTTTATAGCAATAAGTTAAGAGTAGGTTTGAAAGAAATTCAAGTAACAATGCAGTACAGAAATGTACAGGAATTTGTTGCAGATTGGCAGGCAGATTTGCCTGAGAATCAAATAGATTCAATGATTGATTATAATATTAATGATGTTAATTCTACTGAGGAATTACTCAATAGATGTAAAAAAGACATCGACTTAAGAATAGCTATTGAAGATGAATATGGAGTACGTGTACTTAGTAAAGATGGCGTAAACATTGGTATGAAGATCTTGACTCAGAAATATCTTGAGAAAACAGGTCAAGCATGGCGAGATATTAAAGATTTAAGATCTCCTATGTCAGTAATACCATTAAATAATGTTATACTACCTTTTATTAAGTATGATAGTCCTATACTAACTAGAGTATTAGATGACATGAAAAGTCAAATAGTATCTCCAGGTAGGAAAGGATACGAAAATAAATTCGTATTTGAAGGATTACAATATTCTGTAGGAGTTGGGGGAATTCACTCAGTGAATAAACCAGAAATAATTATTCCTAAGGAAGATGAAATGCTCATTGATATAGATGTTGCATCTCTATATCCAAGTATGCTAATAGAGTATGAATTCTATCCTAAACACTTAGGTCCTGAATTCCTAGAAGTATATAAACAGATTAAAGATGAGCGAATTGAAGCTAAACACAATGGCAATAAGGTTAAGAATGAAACCTTAAAGCTTGCTCTTAATGGATTATCAGGTAACTTACAGAATGAACATAACTTCTGTTATAGTCCGTTTGCTGTAATGCAAATCAGAATAAATGGACAGTTACTATTACTAATGCTAGCAGAGAAACTAACCCAGTTAGGATGTCGAATCGTCCAAGCAAACACGGATGGATTATTTGTCTTACTCAAGAAAGACGTATATTCAAAAGTTAACAATGTTTGCAGAGAATGGGAACAACTTACTAGGCTAACGCTTGAGGAAGAACGTTTTAAAGCTATGTATCAATATGCTATAAATGACTACTTCGCTATTACTGAGGATGATAAAGTAAAAGAGAAGGGCATGTTTATTACTACTGTGAAATTAGGAAAAGGTCTAACTCCGAAGATCATACCGAAAGCAGTAATAAACTTTTTTAAGAACGGAGTATCAGTAGAGGAAACTATAAAAGGTTGCCAAGATATTAGAGATTTTCTAATGTCTGAAAAGACTGGTAAACAATGGCATGTTGAGTATAATAATAAAGAACAACAAAGGACCAATCGTTTCTACGCAAGTACTAATGGTGCTTATTTATGGAAATGGAAACCAACAGGATACAAAGAAGGTGAAATTATAGAATATGATGAACCATATGTAGGTAAAAAGATATTTGTTGCAAAAGAAAAACAGTATCAGAATATGCTTACTGCATCTGGTGTTACTTTATTAAATTACTTAGACGATAAACCAATTGAAGAGAGAAAGATTAATTATAGGTATTATATTATGGAAGCCTATAAGATAATCAGAGAATTAAAACCGTTACAAATGAGCCTATGGGATTAACAGAGGCTTATCAGATATATTTCAGAGACCATAGCTCATATAATAATATGAGAATATGATTTTAGAAATAGACACTTCTATCTTAGATAGAATTTCAGATTTATCTATGAATCAATTAGTATTCTTAACACTTGTATTGAGTGATAATCAAACCATCAATCAAGACATTCAGAAACTTCTCAGCCTAGTTAATGAAGAAGAAATACAAGAGTTAGAGTCTCGTAAACTAATCACTACTAAAGTAGTAGATGATACCACAGTCATAAAGAAAACAAAAGAACTAGAAGAACTTCTAAAAGAAGATAAATCTATGTTTGATGAATTCTATGACCTATTTCCAGTTTATGTTATACGCCCTGATGGAACTAAAGGTTTCCTTAGAGCAAATATAAACAAATGTAGAAAGGAATATAACAGAATAGTCGGTAAAAGCAAAGCTATGCATCAGCATATCTGTAACTGTCTTAAGTATGAGATAGATAACAAAATGCTTACTGGCAAATTAAGTTATATGAAAACTATGTGGAAATGGCTCACTCAGCATGAGTGGGAGACTTACGAGGAACAGATGAAAGTAGAAGAACCGATTATGACAAATAATTATGGAACAGATCTCTACTAAAATACTACAATTCCAGCATATATCAGCAGCTACAAAAGAAGCTACTGAGTATATTAAGAAGAGAAAGAACCACGAGGTAAAGTCTCTTAAAACAAGATGGAATAAGTTTAATGCTGCCTGTATGGGCGGCATTGAACCTAATACTGTATATACAATAGTGGGTATATCAGGTAGTGGTAAATCATCATTTGTTAATACGTTAGAAAATGATTTAATAGACCTAAATTCTGATCAGGATGTTATAGTACTTAATTTCTCATTTGAGATGTTAAGTTCTAGGCAGGTTGGTAGAAAATTGAGTAGTAAGTTAAGGCTAACTACTGCTGAGCTATATAGTGCTAACAATGATTTAGATAATGAATCATTAGCCAAAGTCGAAGAGACTTCTCAACAAATAAAGTCATATCCGATATATTATGTAGATACACCGGGTACAGTTGAAGATATAGCTTCTACTATAGACTACTTCTATGAGAATAAAGCTAAAGGCAAGAAATTTATAGTCATACTTGACCATACTTTGCTTGTTGAAGGTCAATCTCGCGAGTCAGCACTGCAAGTGATTTCCGATTTACAGAAACTGTTTATTAAGGTAAAGAAATTACCTAATACCACTGTAATACAGTTATCACAGATGAATCGTAACATTGAAACTCCTGATAGAATTAACAATCCTTCTATGCATTATCCAATGCGTAGTGATATTTCTTCTGCTGATACAATATTTCATGCATCCGATTATGTTATTTGTATTCACAGACCAGAATTACTAAATATCCAACAGTATGGACCGAATCGTTTACCAGTTAATAACAAAGTCTATCTGCATCTTATAAAGAATAGAGATGCTGGACAATGCTCGATATTAGAATTCGATAACGATCTGAAATACAATAATTTAATTGAAACTATACGGAATGAAGAACCAGCAAAGAAGATTTCGTTTTAGTAATAACAATTAAAAAGGCTGAATTTATGAAAACATATACATTTACATTACCGAAGAAAGAAAATAGTGCAAAGATTTATAAAGATGCGTTGATGGAACGCATTATTACAGCATATCCGTGGCTGACTATTGATAGTTCATTTGATTATCCGAAATCTAATTTTGGAATCGAATATGCAGGTGCAGGTGATACTATTACATTAGGTTTGAGTAAGAAACACAATGTAAGCTGGTTGCCTAAGACTTGTGCTAACTGTCCGCTTGCCTCAAAATGCTACAAAATCGACAACTATAACCTTGAAACAGAGTTCTTTAAAGCATTAGATGCACTTGATGCATATGCCAAGAAGAATTATCCATTTGATTTAGATTATGATTTCGAGGATATCTACGGTACACCGATTAAAATTTTCCACAATTTCGTACAGATTGGATACGATATCATTCCAATCACTCCGGGTTCATTGAACTATTTGAAACCTGAAACAAAGAAAACAATCATTAATCTTACTATTAAAGTAAAGAATAACGGTTGGTTCTAATAACATATAAATCCCATAACTAGCAGAAATTATCAGATATTTATCAGAGGGATACATAAAATAAACTAGCTTTATGATTGTATTACCAAAAGAGAAATTAAAAGCCAGAATTGAGAATCCTAGATTCTTGATATTGTTTGGCAAACCAAAGTCTGGTAAAACTACCTTAGCATCTAAATTAGATAATAATCTTATTGTCGATTTGGAAGGTGGTTCAGAATTCTTAGAGGCATTAGCTATTCAAGCTAGATCTGTAAATGATTTAGGCGAGATTGCAAATGCAATAAGAGAAGAAATTAAAAAAGAAGGTAAGAAACCCTATAAGTATATTACTATTGATAATGCATCAAGACTGGAAGAGATGTGCATGAGCTTTGCTATACAGTTATATAAAGCTACTCCAATGGGCAAGAAGTATGAAGGTACTGACCTCAGAACCTTGCCTAATGGATCTGGTTATTTATATATAAGACAAGCTGTAAGAAAAGTTATTGACATGTTCCGAGGATTATGTGATAACTTTATTCTTATTGGTCATACTAGAGATAAGTTGATTAATAAGAATGGCGAAGAAATGTCTGAAATGTCTCTTGATCTAGTAGGTGCACTAGCAAATATTATATGTGGCGAAGCAGATGCTGTAGGCTATGTATATAGAAAGAAAAATGAAACTCATATTTCTTTTGAAGGTGGAGATAACTCCGTCATAGAAGCTAGAGCTCCTCATTTAAGAGGAAAGAACATTGTAGTAGCAGAAAGTGATGAAAACAATGAAATCACTACTTATTGGAATAAGATATATTTACCTGAATAAAAAACACAAAACAAATAGTTATGATTTATAGTACAGATTTAGCAAACCAAGTAACATTAAACAATAATAGTAGTAATACTAAATACCTCGAAGCAGGTATTCATGATAATGTTAAATTTACGTCAGTGAAGACTGCGGTATCTCCAACAGGAAAGAATTTCATTGAATTTAGATTCGAGAAAGACGGTAAGGAACTTGTTCATACGGAATGGGAACCTAAGGAACGTGCAGAAGATACTGAAGAACAGAACCAGAATAAGGCGACAAATCAGGTTACGAGAATTAATCGTATCTTGAGATGTTTCTATCCTAAGGAAGTATTAAACTTCACTGGTAGTTCTTATAAAGAATTCACTAACTGGGTAGTTGCTATGCTGAATGCAGCAAACAAAGACACATTGTTGAGAGTAAAAGTTGTCTATAATAAAGACGGATATACTACACTTCCAAGTTATGTAAAATTTGCAGCAATTGAGCCTATGATTATCCCAATGGGATTTTATGAAGAAGGCAAAAATGAAAGCATGATACGAGAAATAACAGGTATAGACTTGTTCGTTAAACCGGTAGTATCCGATAAAGAGACTGTAGTAGTTAATCCTCTAGAAGTCAAATCGGAAGCTCCATCTGACGATCTACCTTTCTAATCTGTTAGGATTTATATAAAGTCGCCACGTTGGGCATAATACGACGAACACGTAGGTTAGTGTACCGCACTATGAAAAATGAGTGATTACGAAATAGTACACAACCTACGTTTTAATGGCAGTTCCGGAGTATCAGGAGCATGGTGTAAAGAAAGTAAGATACAGCTTTTCTTTACTGTAGAGTTCAAATCTCTACACTGCCACTAACAATATATCATATGGTTTTTGACACTAATAAAATAAAAGAAGAAGTTACTATTACTTTAGATTATATATTATCTAGAGTAAGTGAGTATGATATATATGCAGCGTATATTGGCAATTTTAAAGTTGGCATGATCTACAATTCTCCATTGAGAAAAGATAAAACACCATCGTTTGGTTGTTTCTATAGTAGAAAGACTAAACAGTTGTTATTTAAAGATCATGGTACAGGAGAATGTGGTAATGTTATCAAATTCGTATCCTTAATAACAGGTTTAACTAATTATTCAGATATTCTAAATGATATAGTTAACAAACTTAAAATTACTAGTAGTACGCATCTCGATAGCTCTAAGCAATATATATCGTCAACTGAAACAGTAATTGGTGTAGTACGTCAGGAATTTACTGATACTGACATCAATTACTGGAGGCAGTTTAATATACAGGTAGAGACACTAAAGAAGTTTGGAGTAAGTAGTATAAAGTACTACCTATGTAACGGCATAGTAAAAAGCGTTTACAAAGAAGAAAATCCTATGTATGCATATAAGGTATATAATCATTTTAAGATATATAAACCATATGCAGACAAATATACAAAATGGCGTAACAACTTAACTGAATTAGATATTCAGGGTTATAAACAATTACCTAAAACAGGAGATATACTTGTTATAACCAAAAGTATGAAAGATGTTATGTGCCTATACGAGATGGGTATACCAGCTATCTCACCTTCATCTGAATCTACATTCATACCTGATAGAGTTCTAGAACAACTTAAGAAGCGTTTTAAACGTATTATTATATTGTTTGATAGAGATGAAACTGGAGTAAAATATCTCCGTAAAATGAGCCAGAAAACAGGCTTAGAAGGTATGCTAATCCATAAAAAGTTTAAAGCAAAAGATGTATCTGATGCTATAAAAGCTAATGGATTTGATAAAGTGAAAAATTGGTTAACTAAAAATATTAACAAATGATATGGTTCACAGCAGATTGGCATTTCTTTCATGATAGAATACTAGATTTTCATCCTAAACGGAAAGAAATATTTGGTAATGATATGAAAGAGGTAACAGAGAAGATGATACAAAAGTGGAACAGTAGAATTGATAAACATGATACTGTATATATTCTAGGAGACTTTGCATTCGGAACGACGGATGAAAAGAGAAAGTTATTCCAAAGATTAAATGGAAATAAAGTACTTATACTAGGAAATCATGACAAAGTATCAGATAATCACAGATGTTTCTTCAATCATATTACTCAGATAAAGAATATGACATTTAAGAAAACTGTGTTCCCATCGTTACCAAAAAATATTGAAGTAATTATGTGCCATTTTCCTATGTTCTCTTGGGAACATATCGAAAAAGGTAGTATAATGCTTCACGGTCATTGTCATGGCTCAATAGACTTACAGAATTCAGCAGAACTTCCTGATCACATTCGTATAGATGTTGGTATTGATAGCAGTTTTGCAAATTATGATTTTGTATCTGTTGATAAACTGGCAAATTTCATAAAAAACTATATAAAACAATGAGCAAATTTAATTATATTTCCAAAGGATTGCGTAAAGCGTTAGCTTTTCCATTTAAATTAGTAGGTAATACTTTTATTGCCTTAGGTTTTACATTGTCACTTGGTATCAATGGAATACTATTTCCAGAAGATCTCAGTAAAATGGAAACTCTATTAGGTATCCTTAAAGATCTAAAGACTGAAATTGAAGATGGTGGAATAATTATTACTAATGATGTAGAGGAAAAGAAATAAACCTAGCGAAAGCAAAATTCGCAATGCAACACCAAATGAGTATAATGGTATTAAGTTTAAAAGCAAACTTGAGACATATACATATAAGAAGCTGGAAGAGTCGAAGATCAAGGCTGAGTATGAAACTCAACGATACGAACTGCTTCCAGCTTTTACTTTTGGTAATAAGAAATATAGAGCAATAACTTATAAACCTGATTTTGTAGGTGATAAGTTTATTATTGAATGCAAAGGCTATCCAAATGATGCATGGGCTTTGCGTGAAAAACTTTTTAAGTATTATTTGTATGTAAATAATCTAGATATAGATTATTATATAGTACATACGCAAAAACAAGTTGATGAATTGGTCAACAAGTTAAAAACATAAAAAAATTACAGTTATGGCAGAATTTATTAAGATTGGAAATGAGATTACAGTTAAACCTAAGTTAGAGGGTATTTCTTATGAGCTCATAAATAATAAAGTATACGATCTAGAGTATGATAGAATGCAGGGAAGATCTTATCTCAAAGAGAATGGAGATTTGAATATGCCAAAGAAATTATATGAACTAGAAGAAGATAATAAGTTTATCAAGCGTGTACTTAATTATTTTAATTCCGAAAATTCTGGAAAGACAACAGGTATATTGCTTGCTGGTACTAAAGGTACAGGCAAAACAATGCTCTCTAAACGTATTGCCTTAGAAAGTAATTTACCTATTATTATAGTCGCAAATGACTATCCTGCTAATAAACTTACTAGTTTCTTCAAACATTTCACTACTCCTGTAGTAGTTATGTTTGACGAAATTGAGAAGAATAGTTATTGGTGGGAAACTAAGGATCTGTTAGGATTCTTAGATGGTGTAGAAGCTACGTCAAAGAAACTGGTATTGATGACCTGTAATAAAACAGATGAAATAGACGATAACTTCTTTGATCGTTGTTCACGTGTTCGTTATTTCAAAGAATATGAAGCAAATTCTAATTCTGTATTCGTACGCTATATGGCAGAAGATAAAGGAGTAAAGAACATAGATGAAGTTGTGAACTTCATCGTCGAACATATGGAAGTTAAATCATTTGATAATATTTCAGCATTCTTAGATGAAGTTGTTCTCTTCGAAGATATTCCGTTAGATAAACTAGCTAAAGATATGAATCTTAGCTTAAATGGAGTAATAAGAACAGGAACTAATAGTTCTGATGAGGATGAAATAGATGAAGATATAATCTAATGATACTATTTTATTCAATACTTATCTATAAACTTACTAAATTCTTACAATATGAAAATATGTGGAATTAGTGACATACATGGGAATCTCTACAATGGAATTCCTGAATGTGATGTTTTGTGCATTTGTGGAGATATAGTTCCATTAAATGAACAAAGATCTATGGATGCTTCACTAAAGTGGTGGCAGACACGGTTTGCAAAATGGGTAGATAAACTACCTTGTAAAAAAATATTAGTAGTACCCGGAAACCATGACTTTTACATAGAAAGTAAGCTAGGTGATGAATGGGAAAGTTTTGTAGAAGACTACGAAATTTATACTAATGGAAAAGTAAGATTCTTAGTGGATGAGTCATATACATATGAAAGTATAACCTTCTATGGAACTCCTTGGATACAACCTATTGAGTTTCAAGAAGGTAGATGGGCATTTGAATATCCTACTGATGAAATAGATGAGAATCCATTCGAAAAAATACCTAAATGTGATATACTACTTACTCATGATAATCCTAATTATAATGATAAACTATATTATTATAGTTATGGAAAGTACAAACATCATTTGTTTGGACATTGGCATGATGGTATATCATACGGACATCTAGGGCAACATAATTGCTCTATACTAGATGATTGGTATAACTTTAAAAAAGGCTTAAAAATAGTAACAATAGATATTATGACTGGAGACAAAAGACAAGAGATCATAGATGAGATTCTTCTACGATTACAAACAATATCCAATTTAACACAAACTCTAGAATTTTCTAATCAATTGAGCAGTCTTATACAAGATTACTCAGAAGAACTACGTGCAGAAATTCCTGTAAAGGAAGATGAAGTTGAATGGGATACTTCAGGAAACTTTGTTACTGACACTAATATAATGGAAGAAGATTTCATTGTAGATAGTAACGTATTTGAAGAAACAAAAACAGCAGCATGAAAATAGAAATTCCGTATTATGAAGATAACACGCGAATATCAAATTCAGCAATTGGATGGTTTTTGAAGAAAGGACCACGTTACCTCAAAGATATGCTTGATGGTAAAGAAGAAGGTATTAGTGGAAAGTATCTTGATAAAGGAACTATGATACATATGTACCTACTTCAACCTGATGAGTTTTGGGATAATTATGAAGTATTAGACTTTGTAGTACCTAAAGTAAATCAACAAAAAACATTGTGTATAGAATATGTTCAAGAACTAGTAGTAAATCCTCTAGAGGATACTGATAAGTTATTGCTTAAAAGTTATAATAAAGCTTATAGCAATAGTAAATCAGATGATAAAAAGCTAGAAGAAGCTAAGCAAATTATTGAAACATTTGCAGAATATATTGTATATCTTAAGCTCGAAAAAAATAACAAAAAAGTGATATCATTTGCTGATATAACTATGCTTAGACGTATTAAGGAAAACATAGATAATCATAAAAAAGCAAGTGAGTTACTTACAAATCAGCCTGGTTTAGAATGTAACAATGAGTTTCATATAAATTGGGAATATGAAAAAGCAAATGTATCCTGTAAGTCACTATTAGATAGAGTTAAGATTGATCATTGTAATAGAAGGATTACATTAATTGACTTAAAAACAACAGCAGATGTCTATAATTTTAAACATTCTGTAGAGGAATATGATTATTATAGACAAATTGCATTCTATATATTAGCTCTTACTTGGTATTTTAAGGAAGAAGGCTATGATATAGAAGAATATGATTTAGAAGCGTATATTATTGCTATTCAGAGTAATGGTAATAATGAAGTACGCGTTTTTAATATGTTAAATGAAAAAGAGTTGTTGGATCGCAAAGACCTAATAGCAGAAGCATTAACAGAAATATCATATCATTATCAGACAGGTAATTGGGACCATACTCGTAAATATTACGAAG